TAATTTAATTTAATTTAATTTAAATTTATTAAACATATTTCATTGTCTTTATATGTCATTGTAATATGTAGCTATTTATAAAATACAAAATAAAACAAAAACCGCAGGCGGTTACATATGGCAATATTTAAAATCTATATCAAATTAAATTAAATTAAATTAAATTAATAATGAAAATAGTTAGAACATATTATTCAAATAAAGAACATACTTATATACCCTGTGTAAAAATTAAAACAATGAATTATTATATAAAAGAAAATAATTCATATGTACCAAGATTTACTATTAAGCAGGAAGATATAATACCAGAAATGCCTATAGATAAAAAAATGCCATATAATGAGACATTATTAAAAAAAGCTATAGAAAATGGTATGATTTTAAAAATAAATTATGCTGGTAACGAAGACAATTGGAAGGGTGGTAGAGAAAGAACTATTTATCCTATGGTTATTGGTAAATCAAAAGATGGTAATACATTAATACGTACATGGCATTTAATAGGTTGGTCTGTATCTAAAGGAAAAGTTGTTGAAAAAGAATGGCGTATGTTAAGAGCTGATAACATAAAATCTATGACATTTACTGGAGGTTTTTATAGATTACCACCAGATGGATATAAGCCAAACGATAAAGGTATAGATAATATTATAAAATATGCAGACTTTAATATTATAAGATCAAATCAAGAAAAACTTATTACAAAAGCTAAAATACAACTAGCTTCAGAAGTTGTTTTAACAGATAACATAGTTTATCTAATTAACGCTGAAAATGCTAATTATAAATTAGATTTGTCTAAACCTTTTGATTCATCTTATATTGAAGAAAAAAATGCTAGTATTATAAGATTAACATTTTTAAAAAATGTTATTACTGATGAAAATATAGTTTTATTAGGTATTTTAGGCAAGATTAATAATAAAGTTAAATTGTTTGAAAATGGTATATTAAAGGGTACTTATGTTGTTATAGATACTTTTATGGCAACTGATTTAAAAAAGAAAACACTTATAAATAATATAAGTGTTTTTGATATTTATTTTTATGAAGGTAAAAAATAATTTATAAATAACCTGATAATATATCAGCTGTTATTTTCATTTTACTAAGTTGTTCACGTGATAATGCGCATTTACGTTTAGTAAAATTAACACATAAAGTACCTATTAATTTTTTATTTAAATCTTGAATAGGTACACAAAATATTGATTGAGTTCCTTTTTCTAAATAATGATTTTTCATTTGTTCTGAACCTGTAAATGTGTCAATATCTTCTATATAAATTTCATTATTTTCTAATATCATTTTATTAGCGTCATGCCATGTTGTATTTAAAACATTTTGATAATTTTGTTGTTCATGACTAACACCAGGTCTGCATATTTCATAAGTCATTGAAAATTTTTGCATAGATCTTCCTGTATAAAATTTTCCACCATTATGAAATTCTGTTATATAAATTCTATCACCATTAACATCATCTAATAATTCACCTAATTTATCCAAAACAGCTTTATCATTTACAAAAGAATCTAATACAACGTCTGTTTTACTTTTTTTATATGTATCAAGTAAATGTTTTAAGTATATTGCAAGTAATGATGAAATCATTGTTATTATTGCTATTATTATTTCGCTATATTTATCCCACATAGTGTTTTGTATGTTTTTATCTAATGTTATATATATAATAATATTAAAATAAAAAATACAAAATATGATATAAATTAAGCATAATATGCTAATAATTCATTCCCATTAATATTTATTTTAATTACACAAATATCTCTAAAATCTCCTTCGTAAATGTATAAGTCTAAAGTGTAATCATTTCTACTAATATCTGATAAATATTTATCAAATTGTATATAAATTTGCTCTTTTAAAAAGTCTGTGCTATTAAATGTATTCCATAAATAGTCTGTTATATTAGCACCAAAATCTAAATCTGCCATTACTTCGCCTTTATTAGTAAATAGTATCATTTCCATTCTATTAAAAATAGAATCTATATAATTGTCGGTTATAATAGCACCTTCTGTATACTTAGGATGCCCATTATATCTTATATAAATAGACGAAATATCTTTTGTAGTGTTATTATTCATTATCTTTTTACGGTTCTCATAAACATAGTAGATTCATTCATTAATTTGATTTCTTCTTCTATTTTAGTTTTTTCTGCTTCTCCTTGTGCTCCTATTTTTTCACCATTTATTTTAACATCACCTGCTAATGGCATATCAAATAAAGTTAGTAAATTACCTAATGTTATTTTTGCACACGCAACAACATAATTTAAAAAATATGAATCTGCAAATAAATATTCCGGACTGATATTTTCAAAAGCTTCTAATATTAAATTTTTATCAGGTTTAGTTAACAGTGTTAAAACTTTGGTATTTATATTGAAATCTTTTTTATATGTTGATTTATTCAATTGCTGTAATGTATCAGAAAAACCTTGTACAACTAATCTATAGAGAGACATCTCACCTATAGTACTCATAAAAGATGACACATACGGTTGATTTGTAGCACCAGTATTTACAGAAATAGCAGGAGCACTCATACCTAATTGAAAAGCCGTGCCGTCATTAACACCATAAACCCAAGCAACTTGTCTGATATACTCTGGTAATTGCACACATTTATGTCCGCCAGAATTACTACCAGCAACATCCTGTAAAGCTGTTTTTGGTACATAAAAATAAGATCTTGTTGATGCGTGTTTATATCTATTATAAAAATAAGGTAAAGCGTCCATTTGGATTATACGTTCAATTTCTTCGTTTTTAACATAACATGGTATACTTCCAGAAAATGTTAATTTACTTTGTACTAAATCTACTAGTTGTTCTATTGTAATATAATTATTATTGTCTATCATTATTTTTTAAAGCTTTTTTTTGTATCGTTATTAGTATTCCAAAAATTATTACGTTTTGGTAATATTGCATTATTTTTTATAATTGTATTTTTAGTTATACTACCAGGCTTAAAGACACCCCCATCTATTGTAGCATCATCAATAGTAGACGCTGTTATATAGCATTCTATTATATTAGATGCGTCTTTAATTATAGAGTCATTTAACTTACTGTTTTTAACTTCTGTATCACAGACATCACAATTTTCTATATGCGATTTAAAAACAGCACAGCTAAGCAAATTACTATTTATTATTCTAGTATCTTCTATTGTACAATTTATAAAATCAGCTTTTACTAAATTAATACCGCCAACAATTCTTGTATTTATTATTTCAAAACTACAATCATTAGTATCATAATTTACAGTAGCTGGACCTATTCTACTAGTACCAATTAAATCATATATTCTATCATAAATTTTACTATAAATAGCCTCAATTAAAGAAGGATCATTACTTTTATCTATTTGTATATCTATATCAGGAAAATTTGCTTGTAATAATTCGTATTTTTTATATTTTTTATATAAATTAATTTTATCACCTAAATAAGATCTTATTTTTATTTTGTGTTCATCACTTAAATTAGCATTAATATTATTGTAAGTAAGCAATATTAAATAATCTAAACTTTCTAATATAGTTGCTTGTTTATTTTGATAATCTTTTCCGCCAAGGTATCTATATTCTACCCAACCTCTATTTATAGCACCAATGTTGATACCATAATATTTTGTTTCATCAGGGAGATGTATACTACTAGACATTAAAATTGCTGCACTTTCAGCAGAGTCCCATTCTTTATAAGGTATCATATTTTTTACTGATTTAGCATAGATATTTCCTTTTCGACTAGGGAATTTATCATAAATATAATTTTCATCAATATCTAATATTAATGTTAATCTATTTATTTTAGTTACATCAATATCTTTAAAAGATATATTTAAATGTATAGAACATTTTTCATCAGTACTACCATATTTTTTTATAAAATTTAATATTTTTATTAATATAATAATAGATTCATTATAAGGTATAGGACCTGTTATTAATTCAACCATATCAGGACCCCCTGAATAATCTGGTTCAATTTTGAAATTTAAAGTATCAGGTTTAAATTTTGAGTGATATTCATTAAAGCCCCATATTTTTATTGGGTTAAATTCTGTATTTATAAGTTCTAATAATTTTGTATAAGAAAGATTGGTATAGAACTCGCACTCTATTCCTATAATAGATTCATTTAGAATTTTATAGTCGTTTAAATATATTGACGAAAACGTTTTTAAAGAATTTATATTGTCCATTATATTATTTATTATTTTTTTGAATGTATCTTTACATCTTTTTAAAAATTAATAAATAAAAAACCCAACTATTATTAAATAGTTGGGTTTCAAAAAAATAAAAATTTATCGGACTTTTCGAATAGCTATACCTGTATGTAAATTATAAGTATATACGTGACCATCATTATATGTTACTACACCTATATCACTTTGAATAATAGCACTTACAGCTCCTTTTTTTCCTATTTTACGTATACAAATACCTTTATGATCAATACATTTAGTTATGCTATTTTCAATAACTAATGCTACACATTCACCTGCCATATTAATTTCCTTTTAAGTTGTTTATTTCTAATCCTTGTGTAATATATTTTACATAATCTGTAGTTTCTGTAAAAGGTGGAATACCACCATATTTTTTTACATTACCAGGTCCTGCATTATATGCAGCAAGTGCTAATTTCCACGCTTTAACTTCATTATTTTTTTCGTTTTTATATAAAGTATACATTTCTTTTAACATTGCACAGCCAATTGTTATATTTTCATCAACAGGGTTTAAGTTTTGTGTATGTAATTTTTTTCTGTATATTTTTTTAGTTTCTGGCATTACCTGCATATAACCAAAAGCACCTTTATTAGAAGTTAATCCGTTTATGTAACCACTCTCTTTATTAATTAGTCTAAATATTATACTATAAGGTATTTCATTTTTATCAGTTTCTTGAAACATGACTCTTAAATGTTGCATATTAGCACCTCTAGGTATAAATATATTTGCTTCTTTATAAACTATATAACGCATATAATCATCACTATAAATTATATTATACAATTTATTTTTGTAATTTAATTTTTCAGATGTTTCTGCCATTAATTTATTATTAATATTAGACATTCTAGATATTAATAATTGTTCGTTAAATCGCAAATAATCTATAACATTTAATGATTTGCTATAACCTATAGAATAAATTATAGTTATAAATAGTAATATTGATGTTATTAATTTATAAGTTCTTTTATTTTTTAAAATATTCTTTTTAAAGAATGCAAATATATTATCACTAAATGCAATAGTATTAGCAATAAATATAATAGGGTTTTCTATGTGTTTTTTAATGAATAAATTATGTGACGGATACATCATTAATTTATGTAATATAATCCTTGCTATTTTTTTCATAAGCAAAGATAACATATTTTATTGATAAATAAAAATTATTTTGATAAATAATTTTCTATAAATAATTTAGCTTCTTCTTTTGTTTTAATAGATGGCCCTTTAATAACAAAATTATTTAATAATATTTTATTATCATTAGTTATTTCTATTTTAAAATCATTATAATAGCCAATATTGTTTGACCATTTGATTTTTCTTTTTTCTACTTTTAAATTCATCATATTATATTTACGTTTAAAATACAACTTTGTTTAATAAAAAAACCTATTTATAATTTATAAATAGGTTTTTTATTTTTTTTTTGAGAGATGATAAAAAAATTATGACTTTTTAGATTTACTACCTATACCTTTATTCCAGCCTAAAGTTAAATAATTATGTAATTCTTCTTTTTTAATAAATTTTTTTTGTCCATCTTTATTAATCCAATTATACTTACCTTTTAATGCTATAGATAATTTTTCTTTAGTTTCATTTGATATTTTTAATCCTTTAGCTCTTCCTACCAATTCTCCAGATAAAAATCTAGAATCATTTTTATCAACACTAAAAATATTTCCATCTTTGTCTTTAACAGATATAAGGCCTTTTAAATTATATGTTAATTCACCAGATAAATATTTTGGATCATTTTTATCTACTTGATAATTGTTACCATCTTTATCTTTTACTGTAACTGTATTTTTTGCTATAGGTACTAACTCGCCGGATAAATATCTAGGATCTGTTTTTTCAACTTGATATGTGTTACCATCTTTATCTTTAACAGAAACTTTTCCTTTAAGTATATGTTCAAATTCACCAGATAAGATCCTAATATCGTTCTTATCTACTTGATGAAAATTACCATCTTTATCTTTTACATTAGCTTTTCCTGTTGTACAACCTACTAATTCACCTGATAAATATCTTGAGTCATCATTAAATACTTTAAAATAATTTCCGTTTTTATCTTTAACAGATACCATTCCTATAGTATTATAATATTCACCTCCAAATAATATATTCATACATTGTTTATCAATTAACATATCTTTTGTTATTAATAAATTGTCTGCTAAAGCTAGTTCATCTCTGGTATTAAAATATTCAAGAATTTCTTTTTTGAAATTATCTTTACCATATTTTCTTATTGAATGTGTTAAATGTTTTCCTGAACCTAAATAATTATCGTTTAAATTATTTGTAGAATGTATACCGTAGTAATACATGTTGTTTAATATATTTGTAGTTTTGTACAAATAGTGATATTTTTTATCTATATTTCTCATATACTATATATGATAAAAAATATCACCCAAATGTTGATGTGGAGCTGCGCGGTATGCCGCCGCGGTGCAGCATAAATAAAACTAAAACTTTCTACATGTTTAGATAATAGTTATCTTCAATTATCATGAATATTGCAATTGACTTTTTATAATACCTGCACTCTATTATAATATTTTTTATATCGGTATATTTAACCGTAGCACTAATTTAAGATAAGTAAATTTTTGCTTAAAACTGTAGTTGCGCTTTTTGTTAAGCAGCGATTGCAACTTCTACTCCACCTACAAATGCCATAGCATCTTCGAATGAAAACGTTGATTTCTCGTCGTTTATTTTTTAAATACAAAGATTAAAGTGATTAGTACTCATTTCACTACATGCTAATTTTGTCATAAAATCCTGTCGATAGCAGTTCAGCCCCATTTGAAAGTCTTACGACTTTCTATTACTTTTTGTTAAAACTTCATCAATAGCACCATAATTTTTTGCTTCTTCTGAAGACATCCAATAATCTCTATCACAATCTTTAGTGACTTTTCTTAAAGACTGAGATGTTTTATTAGATATAATTTTATATAGCGAATTTTGAACTTTAGAAATTTCTTTATATTCAATTTCCATAGATTTAGCGTCACCAATAACACCTCCTGATGGTTGATGTTGCATTAATCTTGAATGTTCTAATGCGCTTCTACAACCTTTTTCACCAGATATTGCTAATATAAATGCCATAGATGCTGCCATACCAGCAACACAAGTATGAACTGGTATATCAATAATATTCATAGTGTCATAAATTGATAAACCTGAATATACTTCTCCTCCTGGTGAATTTATATATAATGAAACAGGTGCCTCGTCATTATCTTCTTCTAAATATAATAATTGAGCATTTATAACATTAGCAACATAGTCATCGATGTCTGTTCCTAAAAATATAATTCGATCCATCATTAATCTAGAAAATACATCCATTACTGACATATTTTGAGAACGCTCTTCAACAACGTGTGGCATAATACCACCACTATCTGCTGTTTTTTTAATATTTAATCGCCTTTTATAATTGTGAATATGTAGACTAGAAACTTTATGATCTCTTGCAAACAATTCAAATTTTTTATCTTTTGTAGTCATAACAATTATACGCTATGACTACAAAAGAGTTTTAAAATTAAATAATATACATTGCTGTTACATCACCTAATTGTGTTTTTAATCTATCTTGAATAGGCTCTAAAATATCCCATTTTTCGATATAATCAGGTATGTTTTTAAATGTTAAGTAAATTGATACATTAGTATAATCGATTTCTGTTTCAGTTTCAGTTTCATCTAATATGTAATCACCATTACTATCATCATCATCATCATCAAAATCATCATCAGTCATATTAGATACTACTGTATTTGTTTTATGATTAGTAACAACTTGCACTGACTCTACTGTAGCTTTACCTGGTGTAACAGTACATAATGCACCAACTGTACCAGCTATATAAACTACATCACCAATTTTTGGTCCTGTATATGTTTCTTCTGCAGGCTCTAAAATTTCTTTTGGTAATGTTATTGTTGAATTAACAGGAATATCAAAATTTACATTAGGTATTATCGCATCTACTTGTAAGCCATTGTCGTAAATTAAGTTTAAAATATAAGTAAAATCATTTTCACTTAAATCTAATTTTACGAAATTAATTTCAAAATCAGTTTCATTTTCTAATGTTTTAAAAATATTATCAGCGCTTAATTCAGTACCTTCAATTACTTTTATATTGTTAATATAAAGAGCTTGCCATTGATTACCTGTTAGTAATGTTACATTTTTTTTCATTTTGTTTATTATTTAAATTTGTTATACAAAGATAATACTTTTATTTGATATAAAAAAATTTATTTTAAAAATTAAAAATATAATTTTTTAAAGTATCAAAAGACATTTTTTTTAGTAAGTCATTTATAGACTCTCGTATTTGTGTAGAATTTATTTCTGGTAATGTATTATCTGGAATATGTACCAAATTAGTACCACCATATAATTTTAGTTTATCAAAATAATCATTTAATTCGTGATTATTTCTTTGCATATAATAAAATATTGAATTATTATATAATTTAGAAAATTCTGTGCTATTACAATCATCTAAAAGCCTTTTTACAATATCTGTACCAATACCGTAATTTATTTGTGTTTTAAATTTTTCTGTTAATAAATTATTATTTTCTATATAATAAGCTTTATTAAACAATAAAACGTCATAACCATTTTGATTGATATTATCAATAATTTGTAATATTTGCTCAAATTCTTTTGACTCTTTATCTCTGTTTGATAATGATATAGCAAATACTGCTTTATCAGATTGTGTATATTCTTCTACAATTTTAAGAGCTTCTACATGACCATTATGTAATGGATTGAAACTACCTTTAACAATTGTCAAAGTATCATTAAATTTTGTTATTGATCTAAATAAGTCTTCTACTCTATAAGAGTTTTCATTAGAGCAATTAAAATAAATTACATGGTCTTTATTATTTTTAGATAAATATTCTAATGCTAATTCATTATTTTTTTTACCATTTATAAAAATAGCGTCAACATAACAATTTTCAGATACTTTATTATTGATAATATCTAAAAGCAGTTTTAAACCTATTTCGCCAATTAATTCTATATTTTTATATCTAGTATTAGGTTCGTGTAAAGAAACGTGATACGTCCAAGTATTGTTAGTTTTAGTGTTGGTTATATTAATATAACCATGGGTAGAAACACTATTTGCTTTTAATTTATCTTCTAAAGTATTAATAGAATCTGTAAAAGAATTTAAAACATATGTTGATGTAAAAATATAGTCAACTTCATTTTTTACACCAGAAAATGGATGCGTTTTATGAAAATCATTACATGATATACGGTCAGCTATAGTTTCTACAAATTCTTGACTAATTGCTCTTTTAGCTAATGATAATGGTATATTAAAAAAATTTCTATTAAATTTTTCATCATATAAGCATAATGATGAGTGTACTATTGCACTAGCACCTGGTTCTTTTAAAATTAAAGATGCAACAGGATTTCCACCACAACCGTTTTCTATAAATAATATTTTATTATTTTTGAATAATTCTAAATATGCTTTCATAGTACAAAGATACTATTTTAAATTGATATAAAAAATTATTTTTTTAAAATATTACTTCTATTAATAGAATAATGTCCTATCATAGTTATATCTGACCAATCTTTTAATAATTCTAAAAAATTAGCATAAACAATTTTAACATTATTTACATAAATATTTGTATATGTTAACTACATACTTATTTTATTTTTTTCATATGACATTACTAAACTGTGTAATGATACTGGGCATAATTTAATTTTTTTACCAATATATTTAGCTTTTACTATGTTATTCATATTATATTTGAGTAGTAGTTTTTAAAATATTTGTTATTTCTTCTATGTTACCTAAAAACCCTGGATCCATATTAAGTTCAGATGCATTATCAATAGTATAATCTTTTATAAAATATAAATCATCTTTAATATTAAAGATTTTATACATTTTATTATTTATGTCAATATAACCATATACTTTATCATTATCCATTTTAATATCATGTAATAATAAATTGTTATTTGTATTTTTTTGTATTTGTAAAATATCAGTTTTGAATTTATCCATATTTATTAAATCCGGTGCTGTACTTTCACTAACACCTAAATTTGCACCTTTTAAATACAGATTTGATATTGCTGACATTAAAGATATTTTATTTTTTGAAGTATTTATAACTTTCATCCATTTATCTTTTGTTTTATCAGATGAATAAACATCAGCACTATTTAAAATTTTTGTAAATTCTGTTTTTAATTCTTCTAAAGATTTTTTGTCCATTGTAGGTATAATATTTTCTACAGCAGACGCAATACTTTTTTTATCTTTAGTCACATCAAATTTTGGTTTACTTGGTTTAATGATTGTATTTTCATTTAATAAAGTATTAAAAATATTGTCTATTTTTGTTTTATTAGTAATAATATCTTTAACGTCTTTATTAATTTTATCATTATAAAATGTTTCAATGTCTTTATAAGATAAAGTAGAAAAAAATAAATTGGTTTTTTCTACACCAAATAAATCTATTAATTTATCTTCTATTTTTTTATAATCAATACCTTCACTTTTTATTTTATTTAGAATAGTATTATGCCACTCACAAAAATCTATAAGTTTTTTATTTTCTAAAAGTTTATGTATATGTTTAACAGGTAATATCATATTAATTTTTTATTTATATATTAATAAATAAATTACAGCCTTTTAAGTAAAAAAAGCAAATAATAAATTATTTGCTTTTTGTATTTTAATGACATTTTTATTAATACGAATAGTACTTTTTAATAAAAATTATTTTAAAAATTCAGAAGGTGATGCGTCAATATCATTTGCTAAAATAAATTTAGCAAATTGTTCAGCTATATCTAATACTGTTATTTTATCACAAACATCAGCTTTATCGTTTACTGTAGCAATTGTATTAGAAATAATAATTTTTTCAATTACAGAATTATTTAAATTTTCAATTGCTTTACCAGATAAAACACCGTGTGTTGCTATAGCAAATACTCTTTTAGCCCCTTTTTCTTTTAATAACAAAGCTGCTTTACATAAAGTGCCAGCAGTATCAATCATGTCATCAATAATAATAACGTCTTTATTTTCAACACTACCATTTAATTCCATTCTATCAATAGAATTTGGTTTGCTTCTGAATTTAGAAATGTAAGCATTAGTAACATTGTATTTTTCACCTAAACGTCTCCAATATTTATCAACACGTTTAACACCACCAGCGTCAGGTGAACATAAAACTAAATCTGTAAAGTCATTGCTTTCAAAACGCTCTGTAATCCAATTTTCAAATAGTCTTTGTCCAACAATATGATCTACAGGAATATCATAAAATCCTTCAATTTGTTCAGCGTGTAAATCCATTGTTATAATTCTATTAGCACCTGAAGCAACTAATAAATTAGCCATAGTTTTTGCCCCAACAGTACCACGTTTACCATCTTTACGATCTTGTCTACTGTAAGGTAAATAACCTATAACAGCAACAACTTCTTTTGCGGAAGCTCGTCTAGCAGCGTCAATAGCTAAAAATAATTTGAATAAAGCGTCATGACCTGTTTCATTACTATACAAATAAACTTTACTACCTCTAATTGATTGTTGGAAATTTGGTGATATTTCATTATCACTAAATATATCAATATTTAAATGGCCTAGCATTAAAGTGTCTGAATATTTATTATATTCATTTAATATTGAAATAACATCAGTATTACTGTTTTTGTTTAAAGAAAATATATAACTTTTCATTTTTAATAATTTTATGTAATACAAAGATACACTATATATTTTATATAAAAAATAAAATATAAAAAAACTATATATTTATGAATTATTTTGCTTAATTACAAATTTACCTAAATATATTGGTAAAAGTGTTACTAGCTATGATTTAAATAATAATAAAATAAAAACTTATGATTATATAGAACAAGCAGTATTAGACGGTTTTTCCGCGTCATGTATTAGCAAATGTATAATAGGAAGAAATAAGACACATAAAGGTTTAATATTTAAATTAACTTAATATATGAATTCATATGTCAAAGATAATAAAAAAGTCGAATAAAAAAATATTTATCCGACTTTTTTTTGTTTATAAATTGTTTAATTCTGTTTGATATAAATATAGTTTTTTTACCCAATTTAAAAAGTCATTTAAGTCTAATATATTTTTAGCATTATTACAAATATAACAACTGCTAACACAATTATTTTTAATATATCCTAAATTATTATTAATTCTATCAACTCCGTTATATTTAAAATCATCATTATTATTAATTTTTCTTTTTCTACTAAAATTAAAGCCTTTCAATGGCAAACTATTACAATAATAACAATTTGATTGTATTAATATTTCAAATTCTTCTATAGATAAATCAAAAACATAATTTCTTAATTTTGCTGACTTTTTATATTGCCTATAAATTTCATTAGTTAAACCTCTAAAATTAGGTAATCTATTTTTAGATGCCATATTAATATTAGCAATACAGCCACATGATGTTGTATTATTATTTTTTAATCTATATGTTCTAGCGTAAACTATTTTACCACAAATACATTTGCATTTATATTCACCTTTTTTATTTAATCTATCTGTGTATGATATAACTGTTAAATTACCATATATTTCATCAGTTTTTAAACTATGTTTTAAAGGAAATCTCATTAATAATTAGAAATATCTCTATTAGGAGCGTATTTTTTAATTAATGCAATTCTATTATTTAATACTAAATCACTAGCAGGTGCACCATGAGTAGTGTTTAAATTTAATGGCATATTTTTATGTTGTTCACGAATACGATTTTTAATTGTAGTAAAATCATCATCTTGACCAGGTCCAAAAGGTTTATTAATATTAGTACCATCAAAATATATAACCATAGCATTTTCACCTTTTTCGCTAATATTTACAATAGTTTGTTTATTTTCTAATGCCTCTTTAGTTCTTAACACTTTAAATGGACCAGGTAAAGTAGTTTTGCCAATATCACCAGATAATTTAACAACGCCTGTATTTTCAAAGCCTGCTGAACATAATGCATATTTAGCACCAGTGTTATCACGTTTTAATCCGTTTCTTAAACCACCACCAACACCAAATAAACCCCAACCGTATGGCGCAAAGCCTAAATCTAATAATTTTCTTATAATATTTTTCATAGTAAGAAAATCCATACCATCACCTTCAATAAATTTTAGGTATGTACCAAATTTCCAAGTTTTACCATTAATAATACGTTCTTCATATAAACCATTTTCAACTGCCGTATTTAATACATATAATACACACTCTAAAGGGTCTTCTGAGTCTGGTCTACATACAACTGTTTTATTATTTTTTTCTGAAACACTTCTTAATGCTAAAGGCAATAAATAATACTTTACAGCATATTTAAAATCATAACAATCAGCAACTTGACTTAATATTTCGTCATTATCTGCATTATCGTACATTGTATTATAACAATCTTTTTCGTTTTCAAATGCTTGTACATTTCTATGAGCTAAGGCATTTACACTAACACATGTGCCTGGTTGTTTGTTATTATTTATCCATGCTTGATAACCAGCTGAAAATGTGTCAGTTCCACCAAATGTATATAAATGAGTCATACCTAAATCTTCAGATTCCATTTCACAAATACCAGCTCTATCACCAAAATCATGTTCCATAGTTGACGCTAAAAATGTATTCATATCATCAGTTAATGTAGGATCAACTTCATATACCATTTCTTTCATCATTTTTAACCAATGTTCATTTTGTGTTAATCTTTCAGAAGCTGCCCAACATTTTAATAAATTAGATTCAAACCATGCTGCTAATTCACCATATTCTTGTCCTTCAACACCGCATGTTATTTGTAAAACAGGTTCACCAGGATATACTACAGAACCTTCAGGAAATCCTTCGATTATAATAGGTGGTCTACCATTAAAATTATTAACAACATCTCGCCACATTTCTTCAGGGAATTCATAATATGCTAAACCTTTATTAGTTATTTTAGCGTTTAACAAAAATTCTTTTGTGTTATCAATTTCTTCATGAGTTACAGGTTCGTAAAATAATCTTTCTAAAATACGTTGAATACCGGCAACAAATATTCTATTATCTTCTTTATTATAAAGATCTGGATTTATTTTATATAAATCACGCCTAAATACTACATAATAAACAGATTTTTCTTTTGCTTTTTTACTTTGAAATTTATTACCACCAATAGTATAAGCGTCTGCTCTTAATAGTCTAGGGGTAAAATGTGTTTTTCTTTTTGGTAATATTGTCATAATTATTATTTTAATTTGTTATACAAAGATAAACTTTTATTAATAAATAAAAAACGATATTAATCACCTTCTTCTGGATTAAACGGTTTTTTTGGTGTATTTTGCATTACTAAATCTTCTAAAATATTCCACAATTTAGATATTGTATTAATATTTTTTAATTCTTCTTTGAAATGTTTATATTCTTTAACATACATATCAGATAATTTAGCACCTTTAATATTGGCAATTCTATCAGCTAATTTTAATTGAACAGCTTCAGGCATTTTTTTCATTTTAATAAACGGACTAACTTGTCTTTCTGTTCTATTTCTACCATCACCATTAGTAACAGCAAAAACTAATTCAGCAACAGTTACACCATATCTTTTTTTAATATCATTATATGTAATATCTGTATCTTCTAGTATTTATTCTATTATATATAAAATAAAAAAAATATAATGACGGAAGTAAAAAAATATATTATTTATAAAATAATAAATACTTTAAATAATAAAGTTTATATTGGTAAACATGAAACATATGATATTGATGATAAATATTTTGGTTCTGGTGTAATATTAAAAATGGCTATAAAAAAATATGGTAAAGAAAATTTTATAAAAAATATTATAGAATTTTGTGAAAATTTAGATCATTTAAATGAAAGAGAAATATACTGGATAAATAATATTGATAGTATAACGCCAAAAGGTTATAATATAAATATAGGTGGTAAAGGCGGTGATAATTTTACAAATAATCCTAATAAAGAAATTATAAGATTAAAAATGACGCAAAATAGAAAGCCTAAAATATATACAGACGCTGATAGAGAAAAGTATAGACAACGTATGTTAGGAACTAAATTACCAAATCACAAAAAAATTAAATGTGAATTTTGCTCTATTATGATTAGCAAGGCTAATCATAATAGATGGCATGGCATATATTGTAAATCTAATCCAAATAAAATAGAAAAAATAACAGAAACTAAAAAGTGCGAATTTTGTGATAAAAATGCTATTTTAAGTTCATATACTTTAAGTCATGGTAAAAATTGTAAATCTAATCCAAATAAAATGGAAAAAATAACAGAAACTAAAAAGTGTGAATTTTGTGATAAAAATATAAATATTGCTAACTATAAAAATTATCATGGATTTAATTGTAAACAAAATCCATTATTTATAAATAATAACGATTATAAAAATACAACGGCTTATACCATAAAAATAAAAACTGAAAACACTCGTAAAAAAAACGGAGACAATAGACAAAGTGAAGAAAGTAATAAAAAAAGAAGTAATACATTAAAAGGTAGAATTGTAAAAGATTTAACAAAAGAAAAAATGTCAATATCTAGAAAATTGTATTTACAAAATAAAACAGATATAAATTATATCTGTAAACACTGTAATAAGCAAACTACATTAAAAACAAATTATGTTAGATGGCATGATGTTAATTGTAAATTAAAAATATTATAACACTACTTCATCTAAATGACCTACTAAATATGATTTGTTACCATATTTTTTATTTGCATGTAATTCGGCTGCCCAATTTCTAGCATCATTTACTAATTCTAATTCTTGATGATAACCTTTTTTTTGTAAAATTTCTATTATTTTAATGTAACTCATATTTGTATTACTTTATTTTTTGTAATTAGTTTTATAATGTCATAAATTTCATATATATTTTATGGATACAAACATTTATGATGGAGATTTAAATCCAAAAGCTAAAGTAGATTTAACTGTTGGTGGTAATTTATATAATGAGAAAACAAAAGGTAAAACAACAATAGACGCTAGTATTGATACAACTACTGTTACAATGTTTTCTACTATTGATGCTACTATTGATATAATAACAGTACCTATAAAACGGTCTAAAACTATTGGCGCTATAGATACAACTAATACAGGTAAAAAATTATTAGATAATATATCTTTATATTAATTATTTAAGTACAATAAATCCTATTCCTATAAATGGATAAAATGTATTTGTTTTAAATTTATACTTTTCATAATTTATGATACAAAGATACAATAATTTATTGATATAAAAAAATTAATTACTTAAATTAAATATACCAATTATCATTTGAAAATATTCTTCCATTTTCATTAACAATAATTTTAAAAATTGTATCATCTTGAAAAATATGCATTTGTTTTAAATAATTCATTTTTTCTACAGCTTCATCAAAATCATCAGTTTCATAACGTGATATATAATCTGCATTTGGCCATAACATAAGACATACAGAATATTTTTTATCTGGTATAATATTAAATAACTGTAGTATTTCTTTTACAGCAATATCTAATTTTTCTGGATCTGAACATCCTGCAGATTTTAAAGAATATCTTATATGATTACATTTTAAAATTGTATCATAGTCCATAAACCATTTTTTAAAATCTTTATATGCACCATTTTCACCGTTTTTACCATATTCAGCACCTATTTCAATACCTTCTGAAAATGCATTTAGTAAGTCGTCTTTTATAAATGTTTGTTTATTTTCTGTCATTTAAATCGGGCTTATTGTTTTTAATGTAGTCTAGAAAACCTTTTTCATCAGCTGTTATCCATTTATCAATAAGATAATGTAATCCTTGCCATGTTGAATATATTCTATTTCTTACAGTTTCTTTATTAACTACTTTATCAAAGTCTTTATAATCAAAACAGTTACCCCAAATAACATTCATTATTTCTTTTGGTGGTACATTGTTATAGTCTTTACTATCTGTATTAATATCGTTATTTTTCATTTGATTTATGGTGAACTTTTCACATTCACCATAAATTATACGTTTAATTATTCTCCTAAAATAATTTCAACACGTCTGTTTTTAGCTCTACCATCAGGTGTATCATTAGTAGATATACAAATATAATAATTAATTTTAAATAAAAAACCAATAAAATTAATTATTGGGTTTTTAACAAATCAACAAATGAACAATATTACCAACGGTTAATGTCACCACGTAATGCTCTACCCATTAACATGGAAGGCATAGAGTGTAAACCATAACGATTAAAGTAAATCTTTTTTTCATCACCACCTAAAGCTCTAACATAAGTTACTAATAACTTGGTTGCTGCTAATAATTGCAAGTGATTGTATATTTTTAATGCTTTTTGATAATTAGAATTAATTTTTTCATCAGTAAATGTTTTAGTTTTTAGATTATTATAAAATTCTCTATTTTGTAATCCGTCTAAAAAGCCAACTAATTTATTTAAATCTAAATCTACCATTTGCTTATTTAAATCTGCTTCTGGATACATTAATGTCGTAAGAACAAAAGCGGCACCGCCTGATAAGTATAATTCATTTCGAGATTCAGCACCATCAATATTTGAAAATGTGCGTTTAATTACTAATTTTAAACTATCAAAACATAAATTCATACCATTAATAAATTCTGTTCTATATTCGTTAGCGTCATCTGGTGATGATTTCATATAATTAGTGATAATTAAATCAGAAATTCTTACAGAACCAATATCAAAATTTGTTGGAATACCTGTTAACGATTTACCGTCTTTAATTACATAACCACCTTTTGTATTTGAACCACCTTGATCCAATACTAAAGCATTATCAATTTTTTCATAAGGAATAGTACCAGCAATTGTATATTTAGCTTCTTCAATATCTTTTACAACATAAACATTATGTCCTGTTTTACTTTTAATAGCGTCACATAATTCTTGAACATTAGTTGCTACACCAACACCTGAAGATGTGTAAAAAAATACATTATTATCCGTCAAACCTTTACTAGAATATTTATCTAATAATTCTTTATAAGCTTCATAAGAAGACGCTGTTGCTGCGGAAATATCGTCTTTAGATATTTTGCCACTCGTTTGAATTGCTTTAGATAAACCGATATTTAATTCTTTATTATCTACGGGTAAGTATTTACGATAACTTGCATCAGTGTAGGCTAAAACACCTAATTTGATACCTTTACCACCATATTCAACATACATAGCTAATTTAGAATTTGCTGGTACGCTATTTTGTGCTGTTGTTACTGTAGTAAACAGTAACAACGCAAATATTAAATTTAATATTTTTTTCATTTTTTATTAATTAAAAGTTATTTAATTCTAAATTTTCTCTATCTGTTGATTTTTTCTTTTCTTTTACAACAGGTTTACTAGTTTCTTTAACTACATTTTTAACTTTAGTTTTAGTTTTAACACTAGAACTTTTAACTGGTGCAACATCTGCTGAATGTTTAACATCATTATTTTTAATAGTATTAATTGCATTAACATCATTTGTGCCATCAAGAGGCATTACAATTGTTTGTGTTAAAGAGTCTGTATTAACAGCAACAGTGTCAGAAGATACTGTAACAGTTGGTTTGTTACCTACAAATTGTTTACCCACAAAGAATAAAACTGCTAATACTACTAAAGTAATTAAACCTTTAGTTACAGGTGTCATGTTTCCTACATTTTTCATTTTTTTTTATTTTTATTGTTTGTTTTAAATTATGATACAAAGATAATACTTTTTTTGATATAAAAAAATTAAATTGGTAAAATAATTTTATTTAATAAATTTGTTGAAACATGTGTGTATATTTCTGTTGTTTTAATATTAGAATGTCCTGCAATTTTTTGAATAATTCTTAAGTCTGTGTTATTTTCTAATAAATTAGTAAAACATGAATGCCTTAAAATATGAATATGACTATTTTCATCAATATATTTTTTAAATATATTTTGACACGATTTAATAGAATATTGTAATGAATTTTGCCCATTAAATAAATATTCTTTTGGTCTATATTCTATAAAGTATTTCCTTAATAATTCTAATATATAGTTTGATAAAGGTACAATTCTATCTTTTTTACCTTTAGCTTGATTGATATTAATAATCATTCGTTTAGAATCTATATCTGCTATTTTCAAATTAGTAATTTCAGAAACACGTAATCCTACAGAATACGTTAAAGATAAAATAGCTTTATGTTTTAGATTATTTATTTTTAATAATTTATTTTTAATAAAGTCATTATCAATTACTTGTGGTAATTTCTTTTCACCTCTAGGTCTTTGAAAATCAATTTTGTTATATTTTTTATTTAACACCTTTTCATAAAGGAACCTAATCGCGTTTATTATTTGATTTTGCTGAGAAACGGACGAAAATTTATAATTATCTAAATAATTTTGAAAATCAAATGATGTCAATCTTGATGGCTCTGTGTTAATATTATTCAAAAATTTAACTATATAACCTAAATAATTATCAATAGTTTTATTTGAATAATTAAAATACTGTAATTTTTGTTTACAAATCTCGTAATAATCGATCTTTTTCATATATTAATTGTTTGATTTTTAATGTGTTATTTTTACTTTCTTATATATGTATGTTATGTGTAAGTGTGAGTTCCGTTCTTCGAATTAACTTTTGTATTAGAAAATTTTAGAAAAAAGAACCCACCGCACATTTTTAATATAATACTTTTTTATATTCATCTGGTGCATCTTCTAAATTAAATACTCTTGCTTTTATTTTATCAATATTATTATTTTTAGCTTTTAATAATCTATGATGCCCATCAAGAACCATGTGGTATTTTCCGTTCTTTTTTAAGACTATTATAGGAAAATCTAAACTCGACCTTTCACTTCTATCAAGTGTTTTTTTATCAGTTTTATTTCTATGAGCACACATATGAAAAACATCTTTTACAGGAATATTTACAACTGGTATATTATTTTCATCAAGATATCTTTGAACATCAGTGAGTTTTATTGTTATACCCTTTGCTGTCCAAGATGGTGGTGCTTCACCTGATGATCCATAAATTTCACTTTCTTGTATTGTTTCATTTAGTTCGACTATTTCGCATTTTATATTATCATTTTTCATATATTTATGTATAAAATCTAAATTCCATTCATCATCCATAGATAAAATTTTACCATCATAGTTAAATAATGCAACTTCAATCTCATAACCACCTATTTTTGACTTTTTAATAAATTGTGGTATATGGTCTTCAACAAGTTCATATTTTAATTTAGTTCCATCTTCATAACCATAAGTATCAGATGATACAGCACTAACAAATCCATTTGTAATATCAGAATTAGATACAAACCACTTCAATCCTTTTATAATATCAAATTCTGTGTTAGCGGTTAATTTATATCTATGATTTCTTTCTTGAAAGTTTTCAAATAACTTTACATATTTTAATTTTTTCATAACTATAATTTATATTTTTATATTCTATATATTAATAAAAAAAAACGGTTTTTATTAAAAATTTCCCTCCCTTCTTTTTTCTATAATTTTCTTTCAGTTCTCCGAATAGAGGTCGGTGGTAAAATAAGCACACCTACACATAACAAGGTGTATATGTAATGTGAGTTTTAGTGGTTTAACAAAGGTAAGTGATTCTAATGAATTTTAGTGATATATTGACGGGTAAGTGCTTCTAATCTCACACTACATATACACCAAATCGTTATAAACGATAAAAATGCTTAGTATAGGTTTTCAAAACGCCTTAATATCGGCATCGTTAATTCTTTCCTTTTTTCTAATTGCACTTTTTCAATATCGCCAAGTGGTCGCTTTGTCCCATCACTCATAATCACACCTTTGTTTTCAAGTTGCTCGTGGGCATCATTCCAATAGGCGTTTAAGGCGTTTTCAATAATACTTTGTTCTTGTTCTGTTAATTCAATTGTACGTTTCATAAATCGCATTTTTACAGCTTATAACAGCGTATATGCAAGATACGCCTACAAGCATTTGTTTATAATTTAAAGTTCATCGTTGGGCGTACCTCGTATATACGCAAACGTTATACTCCATTGCTACCTGACTGCTTCGATTTGACATTTGTGGAAGTGTTTTTAATCTTTTTTTCTCCCACGCTTCCTGTTGTTTTCATTACAGATTTTCTTATGATGCAAGTTGCATTTTCAAAAGGTTCTGTAAAATCAAATCTGTCAAGTGTAAATTTTGAAATACCTAAGTTGGGGTTTTCAGAGCATAAAGCTGATAAACTCCCATAGTATTTATGGGAGTTTTCCGATTTGATTTCTAAGTGAAAAATCTTTCTCATATTAAAACCATTCTTTAATGATTTCATCCACAGAATATACATCTACATATTCAGAGTAGTATTCTCTTGCGGTTTTCATATCACTTCTTTTTTCTTGTGCATACAATTCAGCAGCACCTTCACACGCTCTTGCGTTGTTCGTTGCGAAATACATCCAGTCTGTATCGGAGTTAATCCAACGGTAAGCGAATTTATAACCAGCTTTTTTAATCGCTTGATACCACTCTTTTGAACCAATTTCAAGTTCATTTGAAATTCCTAAGTAATGATTTACTTCGTTGTAATTTCTGTTTGTTGCTGTTTTTGCAGTTGCCATAATTTCTATTTTTAATTGTTATTTGATGATACAAATATAAGTCGCTTATTTGTAACTACCAAACATTTCTACAAATATCTTTCACTTATTTGTAATTTTATTCCTAAAGTGCTGATTTTCAATCCAAATATTTTTACCCACCGCACAAAAAAAGATTAAAAACACCTTGCTTCGTTTGATGTTTCTGCTAAAAAAACTGCAACGAGAGTATAACAGCACCTATACGCAACCTTGCCGCAGGCGCAACACAAGGCAGCGCATAGCTGCATCGCGTTAGTGATAATAGTGCTGACGACAATCTGCCGAACAAAACACAGTTCCACTTTCAAGTTCTTTACTACATTCATTACATCTGTTAACAGCACTACTACCACTAACGGCAAATAGGCGTAATGCTTCGTTAACAGTTTCAATAAAGCAATCTTCATCCATTGCTTGCACTACATATTCTGCATCTGCATAACAGTTACTTCTGTTTTTAAATAACTGCCTTAATTTTTGTTCGTCTATCTGTATCATAATTTTGTTTTTAAAATTCGCACTACGCCTATTTGCGGAACGTTAGCAACAATTTTTTTGAAGCCATACATACATTTTATCTCTTGTAGGCGTATCGCTTACACCCCATTTTAACGCATCTAACTTTATATCTTCTGGAAACATATTCCAGTATTCCATAATCTGTTCATTTGTTAAATCTTCCTTATCTAATGCGTTAAAAATCACATCGTGTAAGGTGTTTAAATCGTCTTGTTCAAATTCTACTTTTGTTAAATCTAATTTCATAATTAAAACTGTTGCTAACAAGGTATATATGCAATACCCTATAAGGTTTGTACTAAAATTTAAAGTTCGGTGCAAGGGTACTGCATATATACCCAATCGTTATAGGCAATTAAACCCAACACTTAGAAGGTTCAACTTGTACCGAAGGATACCCCCATTTTGCGAATTGTTCTCTATCTCTTGGCTCTAAAGTGTCAAGAAATATTTCTACATCATCAATGATTTCCACTTCTGATTTTTCTTCCTCAATTGAGTTTTGGACTAATTGAAATACTTGTTTTGCAAATTCTTTTTTTATCATCGTTTGAAAATTTAACTGCCTATAACAGCACCTAACAAAAATGGCTGCTATAAGCATTTGTTTGTAATTTGAAGTTTTATTTAAGCAGCCACTTCTGTTAGCTGCAAAACGTTAGCCGTTATTTTTACCAGCTTACACATCAGACGGAGTTTGCAAACTTCCAAGACGAATAATATAAGTTTCCGTTTCGTATGGAGTTTCAAATTTTAGCCTCTTTAATGTATGATAAAATGCTTTTGGTATTATGCTTTCATTTGCCCTGCAAAGGGCTACTAACGAGCCATAATATCTATGCTCGTTAGTAGTTTTGTTTTCTAAATGCAAAATCTTACGCATCTTCTCCCTCCTCTTCAATTTTGATATGTCCTTTTGCTTTTTTGCTATACATAAAACCATCAGGTGCGTTGTAATCAGTTTCGCCTACTAAATAATACAAATTCATATTCTTCATTACACCGGCATCTTCCATAACAAAATCAGAATGAAAAACTTTTGTTTCAGGTGCTTTGTGCCAGTTAGAAGAAAAATCTACAATTTCCCCATCGCTCCAAAAATCTCCGTAGCTAACGTATTGTGTTCTTCCATTGTTAGTTACTTCGCACTCATCTTCTAATCTTTCTAACTTTTCAGAGTTTTCGTTAAAGAAATCAACCAACGCTTGATTAATTTCTTCAACTGTTGTTTCTTCTTCAAATTGCTCAAAATCAAAACCTAAAGTAATTGCTTGAGCGATAATTGTGTTTTTGAAAATCTTTGTCATTTTGTTTTTTGTTTTTTGTTTTTCAAGTAGCTTAATTGCTAATTGTTACACAAATATACAACATATTTACAAACTACCAAACTTTTTTGTAATTATTTTTAAGATATTTATAAAACAGTTTGTAACTAATTGATTTTCAAACAACTTATTTTTGTAAATATTTTAAACATTTTTTCTAAAAATACCCAAAACAACGGCTAACACGGGTTTTGTGCAATTTGCCCTATTAACTTTTGTGCTAAAATTGAACATTTGTGCAAGGGCAAACTGACACAAAGCCCGAAAACGTTATAGGTAATTGTTTTAAAAATTTCCACCTCACAGTTATTCAGTTAAAAATAGTTCTTCCTTTTTCAATCTCAATTTAACCGCATCATCAATAGAAAATTCACCTTGCTTTTCATTGTGCATCTTCAATGTTTCTGCTATCAACCAACAAACATCTTCGCTAATATTTAATTCTACCATTCTAAAAGCAAGGTTCAATTTCTTAGCTTGTTCCTTTGCCAACTTTACTTCTTCGGTTTCGGGAAATGCTTCTTTTTCAATATCTCTTAATTGTGAAGCAAGTTCAAATTGTTGGCAAGTAACCACAGCGTTTTTTAAGCGGTTAAATCCTTTGCGATTTTTCTTCGCAGCCTCAATAAGTTGGTTAAATAATTGTTCCATTTTAATTTCGTTTTTTAATGCCAACGCTAATTTTTAAAACAACTACCTATAACACAGTATTGGCAAAATGCCACAGATAGTTTGTGCCTTGAATTTAAGTTTGTATTGGTGGCACTTCGCCAATACTCAACCGTTAGTGATAATGAAAAATCAAAATTCATCATCAAAAGAATAATCATTAATCAAATTATCCAATTCTTCTATGCTATATGTATTCAATAGATAAAGTGCTCTATGCTTTGCTGTTGAATTATAAACACTATCAAAATCTGATTTATTTTTAATTATAATTTCCCAATCTTCATAAGGTATGTCTAAATCAATTAGTTTTTGATAGTTTTTATCCCACCATTCTTTTTTTGATTTCTCACTATCACTAACATCAGATATATTCAAGTTTTCTTGATGTTCATTGAACTTTTTTATGTGTCTTTTATCTTTCATCTGTATTTTATCTTAGTCTATATATTAAAAAGAAAACCTAAATATATCTGAGAACCGTTATGTTCAATTTTACCTTATCTTAAACAATTGCCACAATAAATATTCATCAGTCCCATCAACTTCTGGATGGTATTTACATGCCCATTTCCACCCTAATTCAGAATTTCTAAACCATTCTTTGTCCATAAAAAAATACCCCATAATTGATAAAAAACTGAACATAACAACAGGTATATACAATTGCTCCTGTTGTGCTTCTAATTTACTTTCTTTTCTTTTCATATTTTTGTTCTTTCATTAAGTTTATATGTTATTTACGCAACTGTATATACCTGCAACCGTTATGCGTAATTTTACAAAAACACACCGTCACTACGTTTCTCATTAAGATATTTGTAATATTCAATCCGTTCTTTCAGTTCTTCAATATTTTCTTTCCATTCATTTTTCATTTTCTGTGGAAAATCATCATCAAATGGCGTTCTATTATAAGGTGGATATTCAAAATATTTTCGAACTTCACTCACTAATTCATCAATCAAATCATCAAAACTACGCATAACAAAGTGTATAAGTAATGTGGCTAATAAAGTTTATCTGTAAGTCGAAAGTATGTGCAAAGCCACACTACTCATACACTCGACTGTTATAAGTAATATTATTTTTGTAGATTTTGTATAAATTTTTCCATTTCAGTTATATCATCAATAGTTTTAATAACATCATCTTTATATTTAATCAACATTCTTGGATTAAATCCTTTTTCACGAATAACTGAAATGTTAGTTATTCCCTTTTCATTTAGTATTTCTTCTGAAATATCAGACATTCCTTTTAATTTATTTAGTTCCATAAAAATTTATTTTTTAGTTTTAACAAAAATAATACACACTTATAACAAGGTGTATATGTAATTATTTAATCACATCTAATCAACCTTGTTGGTTTATTATTATTATATTCATTCCTTTCAATAAAGTTTGGTGTAAATCACTACATATACACCCAATCGTTATAAGTAATATTATTTTTGTTTAGATATATTTAATATTGATGAATTGTATTGTTTTCCACAATCAGAACACCAACAAACTTGTATTACCATAGATACTTTCCCAAAGTTTTTATCTTTATAAAAATCATTACCACTTTCAATATTTGTCTCTACCATATTAGAAACAACATTTATACTTCTACATTTTTTACATTCAAACATAGTTCATTTTTTTTTAATTGTTAAACAAAAATAATACATACTTATAACAAATGATAAACAACATTAAAACGATTGTTTATCATCGGGCGTTAGGTTCAATTAAATTATACATCATTACCAGTTAACCATTTCCATATAACTGCTATAATAAAACAAAATATTCCAACAATAATAGCTTCTACCATAATTTTTACGATTTTATAACAACAAATATAAGAAATAAATTTTGAAATAAAAAATTTTAAAGGTAAAATTTACTTCTCATATTTACAACCGTTAGGTTCAATTAAATTATTGTCCCCACAATCCATATTTTGCTTTTTGCCCAGTATTAATATTAAATACTTGGTCTTTGATATACCCATCTGAATCAATGACATACAGACATTCACCAACTTCTAAAAATATCCTATCCTTTTTAATAGAATCGGGTGCATAATTATTAATATTAACAGTTTGTTCTTTCTTTTCAAGTTTTACTCCATCTGGTGCAATTACTTCAATTTTAATTTTTAATTCTTTCATATTTGTATTTATTTTTGATTTATAAACAATAATTTTACTAAACCTAACAAATGATAAACAACATTAAAACGATTGTTTATCATCGAGCGTTGGCAGTAATGCTACCGACACTACCGCTCATACCAGCTTTTGATTTTTTGTTCTGACTTTTTACAATGTGATTTCATTCCTTCTGGTGGTCGTTGTTGATTAAAACCAATACCACCATTTGTACCGTCTTCGTGGATAGTATGCTCACAATTATCACACAACGGAACACCGCAAACAAACTGACCAGTTTCAGCACATTCTTTTGTGGCAGGTTCACCGCAACAACCGCATTTAATTTCAGCGTGTTCTTTGCAAGGTTTTTCATTTTTACAACTACCAACCCAAGCCTTTGAAAAATTACATAATTCCATATTTTTAAATTTAATTTCGTTTGACAAAAAGCCCTACTGCCAACAATGCATATACAAAAGCAGGGTAGAAGTGCAAACTTTCAGCTTTTGTATTTCTAATGAGCTTTCGGAAGTAAACGAGCATTTGAGTTTCAAAGCCCTGCCTTCGTATATGCTCAACGTTATGCACCATTGCACACCTTGCATACAACACGCCTTTTATGTCCTTTAAATTCGTTTTTGCAAAAAGTGCATAAGTTCATATAATTACCGTTTTCGTGGGTAAAATCTTCTATCCAATTACTTAGTTCTTCTTCCAAATAATCGAACCAATCTTCCTCTAACATTTCCCACGCAATATTTTTCTTTTGTTCATCGGTCATTTCGGATGCCTTTTTTTGCAAATCCTTAATTCTACCTGCAATCTTCCAAAGCAACGAGCGCATAACAGCACCTTGTTTCAATGGATTATTTTGTTCTTCGTTAGAAGCATTTTCGGTTGTATTTACATTATTTTCCATATCAATATTTTTCGTTAAAAATCGCCACTAAAACAAGCTGCAAAACGTTATCGGCAACCCTAAGAACTGACTTGCTCGAAATAATCGTTTAGCCAATTGACTTTTAATCCAATTGTATTTTTTCCACTTAAAGAACCAAGCATAATATCTTCGTCACCATCCATTCCTTTGAAAATACCTGTGTAGGTTTCTCCGTTGCGTAAGTTGAGCATTACTGCTTTTCCATCTTCGCAATCTTCAATCTCATATGGCTCTTTCATTACCATTTCGATTGTTCTTTTCCCTTCTTTGAAGTCGATTTCAACTTCTGTAGTTACTTTTTGTTTTGACATTTTATTTTGAATTTAAGTTGTTACTGATTTGATTTCGTGAAAAAGGCAGCCGATAACAAGTGTTTGGCAAAATGGCTTTCCGACACACAAGCCAACGCACAAAAGCCACTTCTCATACACCCAGCCGTTATGTGTAAGTGTGGTTCAGTTTTCCGAATTAACCTTTGTGTTAGAAAATTTTAGAAAAAAGAACCACTACACATATTTTAATCAACAACGACAATCGAACTATCTAAAAAATTTAGAACTTTTTCACCTAATTCTACTCTATCTTCATCATCAATCATATTTTTTACTTCGTTTGGTGTTAGTTCTGAATTTTCATCATCAACATAAAATTCCAATTCAAATTTAACTTTTACAACTTTACCACCAAATCTTCCATCAAATACTTTAGCTTTTTCCATTTTCCATTATTTTTTAAATTTACCTACTCTAATCAGTTTTCGGTTTCCCTGTTTTTATTTTAAAAATGTAAATTATCATTTCCGTCTACTTCTATTACAAACATTTTCTTTTTCATATTTTATTGGATTTAAAATTATTAACTGAATATAACAACAAATATGAGAAGTAAATCTTTTCATTAAAAATTAGACAAAGTAAGATTTACTTCTCATATTTGTTGTTACAAGCAATGGCTACCATCCTGTTACTATCAATCTTACTGCGTTCCAATACTTTTGTGCATCTACCCAACCTTCATTGACAGGAGTAGTAAAAAATTCTTTCTCCCAATCAAATCCGTTGTTAAACCACCCACTTGGATTGGCTCTTAATATTTCATCAATCATATAGTTTACGATTGGTTTCACTACACAATCACAAGTAGTGCAGTTTTTGTTTTCGCCATCCATATAACGGATTTTGTTAAACATTTCTCTTGCTTGTTCTTTTGGTTCTTTATACATAATTTTTATTTAGGACACCAACCAATGGACAAGTACTTTAGAATATCCATCGTTTTCTGTTTCATACTCTTTTACAGTTTTCTCAAAATCTTCTCTACTATACCACCAACCAACTATTTCACCAATCCAATTTTCATTTTCATCTCTTTCAAATTGTTTATATGCTTTTGTTGCTTCTTCATTTGTTTCAAAAACGAATGTATCTTCAAAATACATTTGACTTACAGCAATAGGGTTATATCCATTTGCTTTTAGTTTATTAATATCATCTTGAAAATCTGACAAAGGTCTATCGTGATTGTATTTCATATTTTAAATAAAAACGGCACATAACAGCGTATATGTGCAATACGCTAATAATCATTTGTTGTTAATTTTAAAGTTTAGTTCCTGCGTACTGCACATATACGCATAACGTTATACACTATTTAACAGAGCGTTTAAAGAACCATCTAAATCTAATCTACCACCCCACAATCCAATACTAAACCAACCATCGTTATTGTTGATAGTTCTGACAAAAATTATCTTTTCGGTTTTATGATCAGAAACTTTTAAATCAGCCTTTACGAAAAAATCAGTTTCTTTAGCATAAAGCCAATCACATTCTTCAATTTCTTGTTCCCAATCATTTAAAGTTTTCTCATCTATTTTGGCAAATGGAATAATTTCTGTTATAATTACTTCCATTCTACGACTTGGCCTAATCTTCCCATCATCAAAGTAATTATACGTTTGCCCTAAAACGGGGCATACCAGCACATTGCCAAAAGTGGGGTTTTCGTTTTTCAAATCAACATTTTCCATATTATCAAATTTTGTATTTCAATTAAAATTTAGTGGTATAATGCACCACCTTCGGCAATCTGCAAAATGTTATCGGCAACGCTAAGCAGACACCACGGCGACATCTTTATCCTCTGACTTTGGTTTGTTTTCAAGGCATCCATTATCATCACAGTAATTCATTCCACATTTGCCATTACAAGGCTCTGTGTATTGCTTTTCAAATTTTTCAAATAGTTGTTCATTGTCCATTGTAAAAAGACCTTGATATTCGCCATTTTTAGACCATACAGAAGTTCTCTGTGATGGTGTTAATTTGTCTAACCAATTTGCAAAATCAATTGCTGTTTGTTTTGTGATTTCAATTTGACGATTAGTAAGATTATCAATACTACCTTTGATTTTATCTTTCTTATCATCGTGGCATGAATTGCTTACACCTTCGCCACGAGCAACGCCAATTATTAGGGTTGCTTCAACTAATTCTTTTGTTTTTCTGTTTAATATTTGCATTTTATTTATTGCTTAAATTTTTAAATTATAATCCGAGAAAGGGTTTTACTTCGCCAATCGCCGCCGTTATGTCCAATGCTACGAGAACATTATGACACCATCATTTTAGCTGGCTATTTTACTCTATCAATAAATTTACTATCTCCTTGCATTGGATACCATTTTCGTTCAAATATTATCTTATAGTAGTTGCTATAAATTTACGTAATTTCATATCTTTCTCCATATTTAAATATTCAAAATTAAATTTTCCATCCACAAAAATAAAACAAAAAGGTTTGGTTCTTAATTAGCCGGCAAGTTTCTAAAAATCTACGTAGCTAGCAATGTGTAGTGAGCAATAGATTATTCTAATAAATCGTATGATTTTTTAGACGGCGCCGCAGTATTAACGACTAATGGTACATTAACATGTGTTGCTTTAGAATTTTTATTACCATCTAATAAGAAAGTAAAATCAGATTCATTATAAGCGTCTAACATTTTGAATGCTTCGTCTTCGTATACACCATTTTGAATGTCAACATCATTAATAAATGATGTACTCATTTCCATAAAGCGTTCCATTTCACCAACTTTTTTACCCATGTCATCTTGTAAAAATTCCATAGCTTCATCAAAAATCATTTTCTTATTATCATCACCATTGATAATTGATAATGGACCTTTCATAGCACTATGTGACGCTTTAATAGCGGCATATTCTTTTTCTTTAGATGAAATTTCAGATTCCATATCACGAATTAAATATCCAGAACTGTCGTACATTTTATTTAAGAATTGATACATTTTTTCCATTTTTAATTTTAATGGATATAATTTATCATTAGAAGCTTTTAAACGACCAGCTTCGCGAGAAGATAATGTTACTTCATTAATTAATGCAGGATTTTGAGCAGACATATCTTTAGCTTTTTGTGCTCTATTCAATGAATTTCTTATTTCATTTTCATTTTCAGAAATAGCTCTGTCTAATTTACCCATTTGTCCTTTTAATGTAGTAATTTGTTCATTCATTTCACCTCTTTTATTTTTTAACTCACCAATGTACGCTTTTATGATAGCAATTGGATCGATTTGTACAAATATTGAAGTTAATTTTCTCATAGAAACTTTATATAAGTACCATGCAAATGCTCTAACATTAGGGTCTAAAAACATGTATACAATTAAAGCTAAAATAGAAGCAGCAATTACTGTATAAATAGTATTAGTTAACGTCATTAATACAAAGGGCACAATTTTACCCCAGAACCAAAAGATAGCTACACCAATAGCACCTAAGAATAATGTTCCTGTAAAACCTTCAGGTTTTGACCAAAACGATTTTTTTGTTTGATTTTCTAACATTTGTTTTATTTGTTATTTATTATGATAAATATGTATTAATTTTTTGTACGTCATTTGTTAAATCTGTTAAGAATTTATTTTGTGACGCTGTATAATTAGAAATTGAATTATTGATTTTGTTTTTAATTTCCGCTTGTTCAGTTCTTAATGTGTTAATGACTTGATTATTTTCATTAATTTTTTTACTAAGTTCATCAATTTGATGGGCATATTGTAAATTTAAATCTTCATTAATTTTGATATTGTTATCTCTACTAGCAATATCAGCAGTGATTTTCTCAGCAACATTAGCGTCAAAAGTTGCTTTATCATCATTAATTAATTTGATATATTCATTTAATGTTGAAGTAATTTTGTCTTTAGTTAAACCTTGTGTAGATAATGTTGCAAAAGCAACTTTGTATTTTGTAGCTTCATCTAATGATAAAGCCGCCATATTATTAATAGCTTGTTTAAACTCATAATAATCGGGTCCCGGTACATTTGCATCTGCTAAAATGGTTTCAAAGTGCTTGATAAATTTATCATCAATAACACCTATGATAACATTATTATTCGCAGTAAATAATGGTTGAACAGGTATATTAGATACCTGTATTTGTGTATTTTGAGGAGCAACTGTATTTTTTACAGTTGTATTATTTTCTTCTACTGGTGTAAAGAAAATATCTTTCCAACTTTTTTGCATATTTTTATTTTTGTTATTTTGTTACACAAAGATAATACTTTTATTGTAAATAAAAAATAATTTAATTTTATTTTTTATTTATTTTGTTAATAATCATAGTAATCATATTATCCATGTATTTACCATAAGCGTCTCTGCCTAAAGCTGTACAATTCTCCATAGCATATTTTAAATCACTTTTAATTTCATCTGCTACTTTAGCTCTAATTTCTTTTTCTAGTATATCATTGTTTGTTGATTCAACTAAATGTTTAACTTCCCAAGCACTACTAGTAGGCATTCGACTACTGTTTGTAAAAAAGAAATATAACTCTTTTGCATAAAATTTACAGTAAGCTATTTCAAATTTATCTTTTTCAAATGAACGAACCCAATAATAATTATCAATAACAATATCTAATGGTGGTCTTTTATTTTTCATAATACAAAGATAGCACTTTTATTGTAAATAAAAAAATAAAAATAATATATAAAATATGATAACAACAATACTAGATTTTATTAATGAGTCAATTGAATTAAATCCGTTAAAATGGTCTGAATTACAGCCATCAGAAATTGTAGAATTTATAGAAGAAATTTTATATTCAAAAAATGCAATAGATATAACAGAAAAAATAGCAGGTCAACATTTAACTGTAAATATAAAAAATGGTTTTGTAACAGTATCTGATAAAGCTAATATAGATAATGACGCTGTTTCAGCAACAAAAACAAAATTTGGTAAACCTATTACAACAGCAATTATTGAATATGTAAAAAATAATAGGGTATCTGATGTTACATGGCGTTTTGAATTAGTACACCCAAAACATAATCATGATTATATTAAATATAAAAATACAGAAATCATAGCAATTGAATATACTGGTAGATTAGATAAAGCTACTACAAGTATATTAAATAGTTTATGTCGTGGTGGTAAAATATTATGCTTTGATGATGTAAAAGTTAAATTTAAACAAACCCCAGAATTTTTAAAATTCAAACAAATATGGGAAACCTCTTTAAAAAGTAAAATAGAAAAGCTTAGTCCTAGAAATAGAGGCAGATATTATAATGGCGAATTGTTTAAATTAAAAACTGCTATATCAGAAGTTATTGATAAATCTTTATTATCAGTTGTTGATGGTATAACACCCGTTGAAGGTATTGTAGCAAAAAATAAAACTAATTTGTTTAAATTACAAACACCTAATTTTTTAAAATTACAAAAATTTCAAATGACATTATATTCATTATTTAAATGTACATATAATGAAAAACAAGAATTTAAAAATGAACCTAATAAAACTATAAACGATTTAAGTACGGATACAGGTTTAGATTTTAAAGCTGTTTACAGTGTCAATAGAAATTATTCATTATATGACACTGTAAAATTTTATTTAGAAAGTAATTCTAAAATAGATGACACAGAATTTGATACTAATAATTATAATAAATGGTTAACAAAAAAAGAGTCTACTGATTTACTCAATAGACTCAATTCTGGTGAAAACGTAATTTATATTTTTGACGAATTAGAAAATAAAATTAAATAGTATCAGGTAAAGTTATATCTTTAAGATAAAATTCTGTACATTTTTTTGCATATTCTTTTATATCAAAAGTTTTATCGTTTAATTTATAATAATAGGTTTTTATAATTGCATGACTCATATCGTCAGGATGATAAAAACCTATTTTTTCCATATATGATTTAAGTTCTGATCCATACCATAATTTCCAAGTATTTCTTAAATATTGTCCTAATGAATGGTGTAGTATACTTAATTCTTTTTCTTCTAATGCTGCTATTTGTAATTTTTCTTCACCAGTTAAAATATTATCTAAACTAATTACAGCACCATCTAAATCTTTTGGTATATTCATTAAAAATTAATAATTTTATCGCCAGTAATTAATTTAGTATAAACACAACCACTTTTATAGCCATCATTTTTATTATAAGATGAATAAGAATAACTATAAATATATTTATGGCTATATTGTATTTCTGTAGAGTCTTCTTTTATAATCTTACTATAGTAATTTGCTTTTTGACCAATTTCATATTTAATGATACTTTCTTCAGTAGCATAATATCTATAATTTTTAGCAAATCTTAAACAGTCAGCTTCCGTAATATCATTTTCTTTAATAATTTCAAATGCATTTAATGACGGTAAAGCATGAACAGTACCAACGGTATCTCTAACATAGTACATAGGTTTAATACTAGTTTTAACTATATCTTTTGATTGTGTGCTTACTGCAGCTAAATGCTTACCTAAATAAATAAATTCAGTATTAGTTTTAGTTAAAAATTTAGTACCAGGATTAATAGTTTTAGATGATAATGCTTTTGTTTTTTTCATTATCGTATTTTTAAATACTTCATCATAATCACTAGAATTTTTAGGAACTAATATTAAATTTTTACCTGATTTAGATAAAATTAATTCACCTTTAAATTCACCTTCTATAGTGTCCATATGTGCATGAATACCTACAAGGTTTTCAACACTAATTTCAAATACAAACCCATCAGGATGTTCAATATAAACCATATTACGACCTGTACCATACCAATCTCTAGAACGTTGAGTTGAACCGAAAATTCTATATTCAGTTCTTGGTGTATTAATAATTTCCATTGTAGGAATGTTATTATCTTTCCAATCGTTCCACGATTTTAATTTAGGATCTGTTACTAAATATGCAATATGGTAATAACCACCTTTATCATTTGTTTTATAATCTAGTTGTCGCTTTTGAAAGCCAACATAAAATTTATCTGGAAATACTATCATTTTTATTTATTATTAAAGTTAAACTATCAATTTTATTTTGTAATATTTTATTATTATCGCATTCATTATGATATGCTACCATATACATAATAGATACAATTAGTAAGCTAAATATCATAAAATAAATATCACCTATTTTTTTATTTTCCATTATTTAATGCTAAATTGTTTTTTAACGCAACTGCTAAAGGAATATGCTCTTCAACAAAATATAATATAGGGCTATTTAAAATATCAATATCAAATTCTTGTATAACATTAATATCATCACCAGCATCTGGTTTACCAAAAACAATATTTGTTTTAAATAAAGCTGAATAAATTTTATCCCTTGAATTTGCATAACGAGGATCATCAATCATGCCACCCCAAACATATTGCATAGGTGTTGACTCAAATGAACCAGCTTCTTCCATTAATTCTCTTTTAGCGCATTCTTCTAATGTTTGATCTTTTCCTGAGTCTACATGACCACCAATAAATCTATATTTAGCTTCTGTATCTCTTTTACCTAAAAATATTGATGTATTATGTTCAGATAAAATAGCAATATCAGTACACATAATTGTTTTAGGATAACCTGCTAATGCTGTTTCTAATGCTCCAGCTCTACGACCTAATTCAAATATTTTATTATCTGTATAGCCTTGTGCATAATAATTACCATCTAAAATATTATCTAAATTAACATATGATATTTTATAATTTTGATAAATTTTACCAATATTTTTAATATTACCATTAATTATAGGTGTATAATCATTTGTATTTAATTCCTGTTTTAACATGTTTACAACCATGTCATAACTTAAGGGATTTTCTGATGATGATTGTAAATATGGTACATGAATACCAAAAACGACTTTATCAAAAATCTGTTGTTTTTCTTTAATTATTTCTAATTGTTTATCAGTGAATGATAAAAATTGAAATTTTGAATGAACTAATAATAATGTTTTCATTATATTTTTGTTTTATTTTAGTTTTATAAGTAAGTTTTATCTGTTAAATTAAATTCTTTAAATACAGTTTTTATAATATTATCGCCTTGTCGCATTGATGATATATCTCCTTTATATCTAACATCATAATAACTATCAGTTATAGCTTCAAATTTTATATAATCAGTATCAAAATTTGGTGAAATTCTTAGTATAGTATCATTTTCGGTATAATATTCATAATTATAATTTTCTGTAAAAACAAATCCCCAATCAATAGGATTAAATAACTGTGATTTATTCTCTAAAGCAGCAATTACATATTTCCAATCATTATATGGATTGAATCCTGCTTTATCATCCATAAGTACATTAATATACATTTTGTCTTCATAATATCCATATCCATTTTCTTGTGTTTTTACTTCTGGATTTTTATTTACATATTCAAAATTTATATTTGATAATTTAAAAAATTCTAAATACTTTTCAATTTCTTCAGGGTGTGAACATGTAAATAATATAAGACAAATATCTGCTCTATCAGAAATTAATTTTAAAGCTTTTAAAGCTAAAGGATACCATTCTGTTGGAATTTCATCTCTACTGTATGACGGTTTTATAAGAGTTTCATGTATATCAATAGCCCAATAAGTTTTATTCCATTCACGCAATATTGCTAAATCAAAAGCTTTTTTTATGATTTTTTCTATCATTTATATTTAAATATTATGTTTACAAATATAACACTTTTTATTTAATAAAAAAAATATTTTAAATAAATAATAAAAATATCAGCTATAAATATTAATATATAAGTTATAACTAATTATAATCAATATGGAAAAAAAAATAAGAAAAACATTTACAATAGATAAAACAGTGTTTGATAATTTTAAAATAATAAGCGATAAACTATCAATATCTAAATCTAAATATGTAGAAAATAAAATTAAAGAATTTATAAAAAGCAATAAAGAATTATTATGAATAAGTATTATTATGTATATAAATTAGAACATATAGAAACTAATGAATTTTACTTTGGTAGCAGAACATGTAATTGTTTACCTGAATTAGATATAAAATATTTAGGTAGTATGAAAACATGGAAACCAGATAAAACAAAACTAATAAAAACAATAATTAAAAAAGATTTTTTAAATATTACAGACGCATTAGTATTTGAAGCTAAAATAATAAAAAAAGATATTAAAAATATATTAAATAGAAATTATAACATACCGGGTATAGGTTTTTGTGCACAAGGTAGAGTAACAGTTAAAGATAAAAACGGTAAAACATACGGTGTAGATATAAATGACCCTCGTTATTTATCTGGCGAATTTGTATCTATTATAAAAGGTAAAATAAATGTTAAAGATAAAGATGGAAATATTTTTCAAGTAAATAAAAATGATGAAAGATATTTATCAGGCGAATTGATAGCAGAGTCAAAAGGTAGAATACCATGGAATAAAAATATTAAAATGGGTGATATGTCTATAGAACAAAAACAAAAAATATCAGAAAAAACTAAATTAGCATTAGCAAAACCCGAAATTAAATTAAAAATAAAATTAGCTCACGAAGCATTAATGACACAAAAAACAAAAGATAAAATAGCTTTAAAAGAAAAGGGTGAAATATTATGGAATAATGGTGGTGTTTCAGGACAAGAAAAAAGAATATTATGTTTAACTAATAATACTATTTATGATAGTATAAAAGAATGTGCAAAACTGTTAAATTTGAATGAACCTAATATAGTTAATGTTTTAAAAAATAAAGCTAATCATACAAAAGGGTATTCTTTTATATATTATAAAATTAATAAAAAAATAGAAATTTAAATGTTTTATCCCAATTTCTAATCTTTGCTAATTCAAAAGATTTTTTAATTGCTGTTTCTATCATTTACTATAGTGATGATATTTTTATTGTTGATGAACCGGCACCTAAAATTGTATCACATAATCCTGATAAGATTACTTCTTGAAACCAATAATCAGGATAACCATTATTATGAGCCTTTTTAATTATATCACAATTGTTATTCCAATCGCTACTATTTTTACTTGTTTTAAGTAAATCTATTACTTCTGTTTTTGTCATTTCGAATTTATTTATATGCTAATATAATACTTTTTATTTAAATAAAAAAATAAAATCTGATAATTATTAGATTTTCATTTATGATTGTGGTAATAATTCTGTTGATTTAACAATAATATCATTATCATTTTTATCAAAAAAGATTTTATTGTATAATTCTTTATATGATGTAACTTTAAAATGTGACTCTGTTATGTTTTGACCAGGTTTATACCACATAACTTTATAATTTAAAGGTTTATTAGCTTCTAATGAATCAATTACTTTGTTTAAAGCTTGTATCTCACTGTTACCTAATCCACTATCTAATAAGAAAGCTCTTTCAGTTTTGTTATTAATAGTAATAACATCTACAGAAACAAAATTATTTGCAGTAGTTTTATAATCAAATATAACATTATTTTTATTAGTGTTCCAAACAAAATCTCTAATCCTGTTTTCTAATGCTGATCTCTTTACTAAGTTATCCATATTTAATTATTTTACTAAGTTGTTTAAAATTTGTTTAGCTAAAACAACATTAATTCTACCAGGAAATTTTTTATTTAATTCGCCTAAACATTTACCAATTTTAGCATTTACATTAGGCGCATCAATTGTATTTAATATTTCAGTAATACTAGCAGTCAATTCACTTTCACTTAATGTGTCAGGTAAATATTTTTTAATAGTTACAAAGTCTTCCGATTCTACTTGAGCTAAATCTGTTCTACCAGCCGCAAAATAAATTTCACCAGACTCTTTTCTTTGAGTAGCTAATTTTGTTAAAATTTTAATAGCAGTATTGTCATCAATTTGTTTAACACCATTTACTTCAATTGTTGTAGCATTTTTTTCAGACGCTGCTGTAGCAAAAGCTGCTTTTACACTTCTTAAACCTCTTAAAGTTGTATTATCTTTTGCTTTCATAGCAACTATAATATCTGTGTTTATTTGTTGTACTAAATTATTCATAGTACAAAGATAAACAAAAAAACCGATAATAAAAAATTATTATCGGTTTTTTATAAATTAATCTATAAATTCTTTTATAAAATATTTTTTCAATTCGTCTAAATCTTTCAATTTATTTTTCCATTGTGCGTCTTGAGTTGAATATGAACCATCAACATTTTATTAGTATTGCCATCTTTCATCCGATCATTAAATTGGTTTTCAATATCTTTTTGTCATTTAATATTTTTTTCGTTTAAAAATTCGTTTATTATAGTTATCATGAATTATATATTTAAAAATATTTTTGGGTATTATTTAAAATAGATAAATAACCATCATCACCATCATCACTTTCAGATATTATAATACAATCATTTTTGTTTATTTTAATAACATTAAAGCTTTCAGGGTTTTTTTCGTATATTTCTTTTGAATTATTCCAGTCATTTGTTGTCATATTATATCTAGCAGCAATATGTTCCTTTGTTGATACCCATATTAATACAGTATTATTAGTAATTTTATATTTACTTATCCATTCATTAACATCATCTATATCATAGTTTTCTCTTTCATCAACTTCTATATCAATAAATTGTAATATATTAATAGGATATGACGTAGTAAAATAAAACTCTTGAGTTTCATAAAATTCTTTTAAAGTTGTTATCATTAGTTATATCATTTTTATATGTTTTTTATCAATTTTATCAATAACTAAGTATACTGGATACATTTTATTGCTAATAATTGAACTATCATGACCAAGGTATACTACATTATTAATGTTAATTTCAGATATTTTTATTATATATTTACCATAACATGATGCTGTATCAACATTAGGAGTTAACATACCTTTTGTTAATCCGTATTTTAATATTGTATTTAAGTTATTAAAAGTAGTACCGTGATATAATAATTTAGGTATTGTTTTATAATTATTAAAATATTTAGCTGTATCTTGTGAATTAATCCAATTCCACCTAATTTTATCAATTTCTTGTATAGATAAAGACTCTGTTATTATTTCTTTAAAAAACATTAAATCAAATTCTTTTATAGTTGTTATCATGAATTATATATTTAAACAAGTTTGTTTAATTCTTCTATAATTAAATTTTCTGGCATTACTCCAGTTTTTCTTAAAGATAAATTTCCATTTTTAAAAAACATTAAAGTTGGCACAGACATTACTTCATATTTTGCTGCTAACTCTTTTTCAACACCTAGATCTATTTTACCAAAATTAAATTGTTCATTTTCTGTTGACAATTTTTCAATTATAGGTTTAAGTGTTTTACAAGGACCACACCATGCTGTTGTCATGTATAATAATACAGGTTTATCTGTATTTAAAAATTCTTCTAAGTTATTATTATTTATTTCTATCATATTTTATTTATACGAAAAATAAATATGATTTACTATATTATTTTAAACTTAAATGTGCTATACCATTATCATCATTGTCGTCTGAATAGTGACAATAATCAACAATATTATATCTATAATCTAATAAATTAAAAACTAAATCATCTATTGTTGATGTTAATTCTGATACAGTTTTATCATCGTTTTTTAACGTATTTTTAAGTTCAGCTAATTGTGCTGTAAAACGGTTTTTAAACTCATCTGTTGCATTAATTTGTCCATTATTACCTCTTGTGTAACTTTTAACACTAGTTAAAATTTCTTTTATTTTAATTGCCATATTTTTAATCTTTATAATTACAACCGCAATGCCACCCTCGTAATCCAAATAAATCGGAATCTATATTTCTCCATTTATTACCGTGTTCTGTCTCTTCTTTTAGTTTATCGTATAATTCTTTTTTAGTATCTGCTGTAACAGATTCTTTTGTAATCATACATATAGAGCATTCAAGTTCGATATAAAATCCTGCTCTAAATTCTTTTTGAGGTATTAATGTTTTTACTTCTGGCATATTTATTTTTAAAAATTTATTTATACGAAAAAAACAGTTTCATTATTTAATTTAATACAATTTTTTAAAGTATTATAATTAACTTCTTTATTTAAATTAGCATCAAATTTTTGAACTAAAAAACTATCATGCAATACAACTAACCACATTTTATAATAATCTTCTAAATTTTTAGAATTTTCATGTGTACCTTTATGATAAATATTAAAATCTTTTTGATTTTGTATTTTATCAGCAATTAACATTAAATTAACTTCATTTAAAACAGATTTTATAGGATGTATATTTTCCAAATTCATATGCTTAGGTAAAAAACCCATAGCAGCTTTTCTGTATTCCATAGCTAATAATAATACTTTAGGCTTAATATAATATAATAAACTTGTATTATTACGATTTTCAAATAAAGCTTCATCGGCTTGTAACATAGGATGAATTACAAAAGCGTCTTTTGTATCTTGTGACGCATTCATAGCTTCTAATATAGCTAAGCCTTCATCGATATGATTCATTAAATGTAATCCACTACGTTTAGTTATTTTATCACCATAATATTTATCCATAATATTATAAACATCATTATGCTTATAACATACATATGGTATATTTTGATACTTTAAATAAGGCTCTAAATTACACTCTTCAAATGTTAAAATAACAGGGCAACCAATATCAGTCCAAATCTCTTTGTATAAGCCTTTATTTCTGTATTGACTATATAAGTATATCCCAACTAAATCGGAACCATCAGAAGCTTTAAAAATGCTTATTACAGCAATATTATTATACTCATATGTTTTATATGATGTTGATATACCAAACTTTAAAAATTTTATAGCACTATTATTAATATAATCTAATGTGTCTGTATAATTTGTACAATTTGGATTAAATCGCATTCTACTATTTTCCATACATGCGTAATAAATTATCGTCTATACCATCATTTTCATCAAAATCTTCATCATCACTAAAATCATTATCAATATCAAAATCATCTTCATCATCAACATCCCATTTACCATTTTTTTGTTTAGAAGTATTAGCATTTATAATACTTTCAGCGCTTAAATTATATAACACATCACCTAAAGAATCTTGTGATAAGATATATTTTTTTATTTCGTCTATTGTAAAACTAGTTTTCATTATTTATTTTTAATTATATTATAAAACAAAGATAAATAAAAAAATCCAATAAAAAAATTTTTATTGGATTTTTGTTTTAATTTACCCTTGACCTCGATATTTTTTCAAATATTTTTTAGACGATTTTAATTTAGACGCAGCTTTTTTAGAATGTACGCCTTTGTTCTTTTTTTTAGCTTTCTTTTTAAAAGATGCTGTGGAACTTACTTTAACTTTTGCTTTTGCCATTTAATGTTGTGATTTGTTTTAATGTATTTATTTTATTTTTAAATACGATAAATCACTAATTATATGTTATTGTGTGCTTGGTTTGTATATATTCCATATACATTGAGAATTACACTCATATCCTTTTTTAAATTACTAAATTCTTAATATAAATTGTCGACCATTTATAGAAATCATCTTTCATAAGATATTTTAACTTAGCTCTGTATATTAATATACAAATAAGCACCTACTCTTACTGTAGGCCCAATTCATTTCATTGAGTAGCAAACCCTGATTTTGTTTTATTGTAATAATTTTTAGTAATATTTTTATTATATCACTAAAAAGAACGGAGCGCATGGCGAGAATCAAACTCGCGACTCTTACTTGGAAGGAAAGCATTTTATCACTAAACTACACACGCAGTTGACCCTGTTTATTTTAAATGTCGGGCCTCAACATTTACAGTTTTAGGTAACTACTGAAAACCCACTATCTTAATTAATTTTTGAGGAGCTACCGGAATCTGAGTCCGGAAAATAACATTGCAGGTGTTATATGATAGCCAGTTTCATCATAGCCCCATAATTATTTAGTTACAACTGTTTTTAAATAACATTCTCTACAGCAATATTTATTCTTTTTATGCATTGATATTAAATTAATACAATTTATATTTAAACATTTATTACCATTATATTTTGTATCTTCATATAATTGAATAAACTCTTTACCATATTTATTAGTTGTATAATCTAAATATTTTTTAATATCATTTTTATCTATAATAACTAAATCATATTTAAATTGATTAATTTTTGCCTTATTTTTTTCATCTAAATGTCCTTTAATTTCAACATATTTATTATCACTTAAAATAAAATCTGGATAATATTTATGTTTTTCATTTTCAAAAATATATTCAAAGCCTTCTTTGTTCCTTTCAAATTTGATATTATGTTCAATATTATAAATTACAAAAGCTAATTCCCAACTACTATCACACCAATAATCTTTATACCATCCACTCTTGCCATTACCTGATCCTTTTCTAGCACCACCACAACATTTTAAATAACATTTTTTATGATATTTTTTAGGTTCATTTATTTTATGAATAATAATTTTATTACAATATAAACAAATAGATTCTACTCTTTTTATTCTATATTTACCTATTCTGTTTAATCCTAAAGTTTTATTTGTTTCTTTAACTTTATTTGAATTTTTATTAATAATGCTTAATTGTCTTTTTTGTTCTTCTGTTTTTGGTGTACCTTTAGAACATTTTAAAGAACAAGTTCTTCTACTTTTCTTACTTTTTAAGAAGTTGAATGATCCTTCTACTTCAAATGTATTATCACATTTGGTACATTTTCTTACTTCTTTTTTTATTTCTATTATCATATATTTATATTAATAGAAATCGACTCCTTAATTAATTATTGTACTGATGACCGGGCTCGAACCGGCACGAGAAATAAATCTCACAGATTGAAAGTCTGTTCGCTTAAACCAATTTGCATACACCAGCATTTTTTATTAAATTTTTTTGTTGTCCCGATAGGATTCAAACCTATATACAGCTTTCGCTTCTCCAGTCAAAGTGGAGTGTGTTGTCAGTTACACTACAGGACAATTTTTATTCTTTTTAATTCATTTTCATTTCTTTTTATTTTATATTTAAGAATTCTATTTTCAAAATCTATTAAAAAAGATTCTGGTATTGTTATATTTTTTATTTTAAATATATTTAGAATTTCTTCTTTAGTAAAATTACATTCACTAATTCCTAAACTCCATTCATTTAACCATAATCCCCAACCTTTTTTTCCTTCTATTACATTTTTCAAAATATTAGGATGTTTAGATTTTAATATATTTTTACCTTTACTATAATAACCATCTTCAAATAATCTAAAACATTCTTTAGCACATGGACTATTTATATCAAAAACAACTTCAATTTTTTCTCCACAAAAATCTATTAAATTGGATTTTCTACATTTTAAAAAGAAATTAAATTTTTCATTAAAACTATCAGAGAATTTTTTTAATTTTCTTTGATGTTTTGTTCCTATCAAATCAGATATATTTTTTAGCCTCTGATAACGGCTTAAATTGCGTCCAGCAATAAATTCTCATTTATGTTTTTCATAATTATAACTGATTGATTATTAAGCGGTTCCAGCGGAATTCGAATCCGCCTGTTTTTCTCGAGTGACAGTCGAGTGGACACACCTAGCATCCCCTGAAACCATTTTAGTTATTACTAACTAATTTTATTTAACCAATCATTCCAATTAATCCATTCATCTTTATAGACAACTTTTGGTACAATTGGTATATTTAATTGTTTATTTTGTTTTATAAATTCTATATATTTTCTATTAGAACTTATATTAAAATTTTTAATAATATTTTTTGCTTCACTAAATGATAAAAATGTATGAGGTTTTTTTATGTTTTTTCTGCTATTACCAGAACATTCATAATTACAATATTTTTTATAACATTTATTATTACAATATAAACAATTATTTTTCTTTTCTTTTATTTTTTCTTTATAATTATCATATAAAGAAATATATTTTTTACCATATTTATTAATTACGTATGGTAATATTTTTTTATTTAAATCATTTTTATATAAAGTTTTTAAACTAAATTCGAATTGATTTATTTTATTTGTTGTTTCTTTTGAAACATAATTTTTTATTTCTAAAAAATATTTATTATTAATTATAAAGTCTGGATAATATTTTTTATTTTTATTATTTAAATCTAAATAATCATAACCTATAGTATTTCGTTCAACTTTTATATTAAAGTCTAAACAGTATAATATAAATGCTAATTCATAACTACTATCACACCAATATCCTTTATACCAACCGCATTTACCTCTTGATGAGCCGTGTTGAATACCTCCACAACATTTTAACCAACATTTTTTATGGTATTTTTTCGGTTCATTTACTTTATGTATTATTGGTACATTACAATGTAAACATGGTGTTTCTGTTCTTTCAATTTTATATTTACCTATTCTTTTTAATGCTAAAGTTTTATTATTTTCTTTAACTTTAGTAGAATTTTTCATTATAATACTAATCTGCTTTTTTTGTTCCTCTGTTTTTGGTGTACTTTTAGAACATTTTAAAGAACATGTTTTCCTACTTTTTTTATTATTTAATTCACTATATGTGCCTTCTAATTCAAAAGTATTATCACATTTAGAGCATTTTCTTATTTCTTTTATTCTTTCTATCATATAGTATATATGTCAGAAACGAACTCTCATTTCCAAAAAAATAATAAACCAGCCGTTATTCGCCAGCACCATTTTATAATAATTTGCAGTACAGGTAAGACTCTAACTTACAACCTCCGGCAGGCCGTGCCGGTATTCTTACAATTAAACTTCTGTACTATAATTGTTGTAGGCCGCCGCGGGATCGAACCGCGCACTAGAATCTCTTCTAAAAAGTTTTACAGACTTCTCTCGCACCTTGCTTAGCCGCGACCTATTTAACAATATTTAGTCAATTTATATTTTAATATAAACTGTGCAATTATCACCACGTGCAGGTAATTGTTATTTGATAATCTCTATTTTTAAGAGCAATATGTATATATTATACATATTGCTTTTGCCTTAATTATTTTGTTATTCTACCTTTAATCCAACCTAAAGATAAATAATTGTCTAATTCTTCTTTTTTAATTTTTTTATTTTCAGTATCTTTAGTTATCCAACATGTGCCAAATTGGGAATTTAATTCACCTTTTTGTTTTCCTTTACAAGAAATACTTATTTTATTTTTTGTTTCTTCTTTATGTTTTTTATTTGTCCACATATGAACTAATTCACCATTTAAATATTTTTCATTGTCTATATTAACTTTTGAAAATACCCCATTTTTATCTTTGACAGTTATTGTATTTTTTGTACAAGCAATTAATTCACCAGATAAATATCTTGTATCATTAATAGATACTTGATAAGTGTTACCATCTTTATCTTTAACAGAAACTTTTCCTGTCGTAATACCAACTAATTCACCAGATAAATATCTAGGATCATTATTTTTAATATGTAAAATATTATCATTTTTATCTTTTACATTAATAAACCCTGATAAATTAAAAACCAATTCACCTGATAAATATCTTGGATCATCATTAAATACTTTAAAATAATTTCCGTTATTATCTTTAACAGATACCATTCCTATTGTATTAAATTTTTCACCACCATACATAATATTCATACATTGTTTATTAACTAACATATCTTTTGTTATTAACAAATTTTCTGCTAAAGCTAATTCTTCTCTAGTATTAAAATATTCAAGAATTTCTTTTTTAAAATTTTCTTGACCATACTTTCGTATAGAATATTTTATATGTTTTCCTGACCCTAAATAATTATCTTCAATATTATTTGTAGAATGAATTCCATAATAATATTTGCCGTTTAATAAATTTGTAGTCTTATACAAATAGTGATATTTTTTATCTATATTTCTCATATACTATATATGATAAAAAATATCACTAAAAAGTCAGGGTCAGGATGTCGGAACTCGAATCCGAAACCTCTACTTTCCAAAAGTAGTAATCTTCCAATTGATATACATCCTGTTTTTATTTATTTTTTTAAAACAAAAAAAATCCGTTTAAAATTGCTTTTAAACGGATTTTTTTGTTTTTAACTTAAACTTAATATTAAATCATATTTTTACATATTTAAAATATTAGATTTTAGTTTACACATAGAAAACCCGTTTAGACAATCATCTCCGTGTTCAGGAGCGATTTGTTCTATCGCTTGGGGTTGATAATATGTATAGCCTAAAGTTTTCATTATTTTAATTATGTTATATATGTTGTTTTTTTCTTTCTGTTTGTTAATTGTACTACAAAATTAGGTAAAATATTTAAATAAAAAAATTTATTTTTACTTTTTTATTTAAATACTTGATTATCAGCTAAATTATTTTTATTGTTCTTTAATATTTTTCACATTTATTAATAAACCTGTATGTGTGCCATCATTTTTAAATGTACCAATACCTGTATATAATTTAGAATTTTGGTCAATACCATCAACTTCAATAGTCCATTCTTCATTTTCGTCAGGATTTTCTATATAGCCATTCCATTGTATTTTTAATTCTTGACCATTAATATTTTCTGTTGTAGTATTTTTATCATAATCTATTTTTTCAGTAATATCGTCATCATCATTTAATTTAATTAAAAAATCTAAATCATATTGTGCAACATACGGGTTAACATTACCATTATTATAAGTAATTACAACATCTGCATAATTATCATCTAAATAAACATCTTGTATAAAACCTTTAATACCTGTACCTGTAGTAACTTCATCACCTTTTACAAAATAAGCATTATCATCTTCAACATTCCATCCATTATTTTCATTCATACCATTTAATTGTTCAACAACTTCAGCTAAATCCGTACTTAAAGCAGTTAAATCTCCATTAGCATTATCTATAATTTTCTTTAAAACTTCTTCTTTAGACATATTTTTAATTAAATCATCATAAATCATTCTTTCAAATTCATCTAATTTATTTATATCGAAAATTGTTAATAAGTTTAAAGGATTATTATTTTCATTAGCAAATTTAGGCCATAAGTTTTGACAAGCATTATAAAAATTATCATAGTTTAAATAATCAGTATTTGTTATAATAGGTAATAACTTTTCTATATCTATAATATCATTTTCTAATAATAGATTAAATTCTTCTTTAGTTAATAAACCTTCTTCATCATTTATAATATCATATTGATTATATTTAAATACAGTTTCTGGTTCCATATTAGCTAATAAAGTATCATGTAACATTTTCCATTCTATATTATTAAATTTACCAATTCCTGTAATTTTAGTATTTGGACCTGGATAATGATATTCTGGGTCACCTGGTTGAGGTCCTTCATTGAATTCATCATTAGATTCATTAGCTTCACCATATCCATCTACTTCAATTTTACCATTATCAATATACCATTGAAAATTACTTCTAGTAACAACATATTTATTATCAAAAACTACTTTAATATTATCTTCATAAGTAATTTTTAATATAGTATCCATAGGTATTTGTTGTCTATTTTCGTCAACAATATTACCAGTAACAGTAATTGTTTTAGGAAAATTTTCAGTTAACCCTTCATTAGCTTCACATTCTTCAGCGTGTCCATGTTTTAATAAATTATCAAATGTAGCTCTATTTAAAAAGAATTCATTATCAAAAACAACTAAATCATTTTCTACTGATGTTATTTCCATAACATCATAAGCTTTTATATAATCACCATCATCATCTTTTACATCTATATTAAATTTGACGTATTTTGGATAATTAATTAAATTTTCTTGTATTTTTTCAAATTCTTCTAAAGTTTTTATCACTTTAATATTCATATTGTCTATATCTTCTTTTGTTTTTTTAAGGTCTTTACTATCTAATTTACATTTAGCTAGTTCTTTTTTTAATTCGTTTTTTTGAAACCAATAAAATGTGTTTACATCATTATTTTTTTGTCCTTGACGTGTTAATGTAAATATGTTATTTTTATAAGTTAAAGTAACATCTTGTTCAGCTTTGTTTTTTAATTTAATATTCATTAAAAATTATCAATTGTCATAAATGTTAAACCTATAGATAAAATCCATTCATTATTATCACCACCTAAAACATCTATATCTACATTTTTGAACCAATCAAATTTTTCAGCTTCAATAATAAATGTATTTAATATAGTTTCATATTGTGCATTTTGTATATTTATAGTTATCCATATAGAAGGATCAAATTTATTTTCTAAATCTTTATCAGCCCAATCAGAAACAACATCACCATTTAATATAGTACATACATTTTCACCTATTTTTAATATATCATTTTCAATAGTGTCAATTAAATCATGTGTATTATTAGTTTCAACATTTTCTTTTAATAACGGTGAAATTAATTTATCATATTTATCATAAATTTTATCAAATATTTTTTTATCATTTTTATTTGTGATTTTACTACCATCTATTTTACCATCAACTTTATATTGATCAGCATTTTTTATTTTATCAGAAAGTTCGCATTGTTCTTCATATCTTAAATCTTCAATTTTGCTTTCTTTAAGAGAATTCATATCTAATTCTTCTGTAAAATACTTTTTAATAGCACCAATTTTATTAGACGCTCTTAATTCAATAAATTTTGTTTTAATTGTATTTTTAATATCTGTTGTTTTATCAGAGTCTGGACTGTGACCAAATAATTCAGTGTATGTTTCAATAAGTTTATTTTTATCCCATTTAGACATTAATGACATAATATTTTTAGCAGTATTATTATAGCCATTACCACAGCTTTCGTTAAATCTTTTAAATGTAGTTATCATTATTTTATAATAAGGTTTTTAATATTTTCTTTGTTTACTTTAATAACATCTTTTAAAATAGAGTGTTTAAATAGTAATTCATTTTTGTTTGATTCAGATACACCAATATATTTAACTCTTAAAATATTATTATCTACATTTAAAAATTTGTAGCCTTCGCCAATTTGTAGATCTATAGCAGTTTCTGTGTTTACATTTGTATTTACATCTGTATTAGAATTAGTATCAATAGTTGTAGGGTTTACATCTACTTTAGTTGTTACACCTATACTATTGCCTTTAAAATTTTTTTGATAGTTAACCCAATTAAAATTACCATTATCACCACGCTGTGCTGAAATTATTCTATTAGGTTTGTATGTTGACCCATTATTTGTTTGAGATGTGCTAAATATATTTAATAATTCGTTTACAGGTAATACTAATAATTGACCATTTTCATTTATAAGATTATTACCTTTTTTTATAAAAGTGTCACCTTTTTTAAAATTATTATAATCAATATTTAATACAAAATATTCATTTGTAATATCATTATTTATTTTAGTTGTATTTTCAATTTCATTTTTACCACCAAAAATATTTCCATTTAAGTTATTAAATATATTAAAACATAAGTCATAATAATCTTCATTATATTTTTCACATATTTCAAAACACTTGTCATTAATTGTATTTAATTGTTCAGCCTCTTCATCACTAAACATATTCGTATTTGTAGCGTATTTTGTATAAGAATTAAAATTATCATCAGGATGAAAATTTAAATTTAATACAGTTAAACAATCATTAATAAAATTTTTTACGTCATCAATATTATTTATTTCTGAATTTCTATTTATAACGTCAGCAGTTGTGAAATTATTTTCATTATCAAAAGGTATTTTTTTCATATCTTTTATATATTTTATTTATTGATTTATATATTAAAAGAATTTAAATAAAAAAAGGACCTAATTGGCCCTTTTTTATTAAATCGATATTTAATTATTCTATTATTAAAGTATTTTTTGTAGTGTCAATTTCATGGAAATTGATTTTTGGAATTTTAGACTCAAATTCCAAATCTAATGGGTCTTTCATTACTAATTCACCAGCAACTTTTTGTAATTTAAAAATTGAACTGTCGCCTTCGTATTTAAATCTAATACCGTATTGATTAGCATGTGAACTTAAATCGGTTAAAGCGTTAACTAATTCCCAACCACTCATATGTGTTGGTATTTTTTTCTGCATATCAGCTTCGCAACGTAAAACGTCAAATTTGTGGTTCATATAATTATGAAAGACATAATCAATATCGACAAATTGATGTACTTTTTGTTTAACCCAAGGGTCAAGCATATCAACTTCTGCTGTAATTGATTTATATACATAATTCATTTCAGCATAAGATGCTCTTGTATTAATCAATTTAATAGCACGTTTTTTAAATTCTTCTTCAAAGAACTTTACACCTTTTAACGCTCTAATCGTTGAAATGAAACCGTTTAAATCACTACCTGGTTGATTTTTTAATACAATAGCTGTGCCTTTACTAGCAACAACCATACCATTTGAGCAAACTAATCTTTCATTAAAAGGACATACAACAGTTTCATTAGGTGTTTGAATAAAGGTTAAACCACTATGAAACATTTCGTCTTTTAAATTGTCTACTTGAAATTCCCAGTTACTATTAATTACAGAAATTTCAATATTACCGCCACGTTGTGACATGTTTTTAATTTCCATACTAGGATTGTTATTGTAAACATCTTCAAATACTTTAAAGAATAAATCTGTAGAGAGAGATACTGCATTAGCTAATAAAACAGCTGTGATGTGTTTAGTTTCTTGATTTAAAACTAATGTTATCATTTGTTTTTTAGTATCAGCACAAGCAGCAGTTTGCATAATATTAATTAAATTTGCTCTTGCTTTGTCGTTAGTAGCTTTTTGAAAATTTGTTAAAAACTTTTCAGTTAAGCCTAATACTTTTAAAATGTTTAAAAAAGCACCTTGTGTAATGCGTAAACTTTTACCATCAACTAAAATTTCTTTTTCAGAAACTATTTTTAAAGTTACTAATGGAATGTCCATGCGTACATTTTTTGATTGTAAAGTTTGCGCTTTAAAATTGTCGTAATCTAATTGAGTTTTTGTTGTCATTGTTTTATTTGTTATTTGTTATACAAAGATAACATTTTATATCGAAATAAAAAATATTATCTTTGTTTTTTTATATTTATTTTTAGTGTTTTTTACTAAGCAGCTTCAACCTCTGCTTCAACCTCTGCTTCAACCGCAGTTTCATTTACAACGTTTGTGCCAAATTCATATACGCCAGCTAAATTTTCTGGTATACTAGCTTCAACATCGCCATTCATAATTGATCTGAATATATCATTTTCTTCTAATAAAGTTGCGTCATTTGCTTCTTTGAAATCTTGCATAACTTTATCATTTTCAAAACGATTAGTATCAAATTCAATTAAACCAGTAATTTTATTTTTTGTAAAATAAAGTTTTTTATTTACTGTTGAGCCGTTTCTACGATTTTTCTCCCATGTTATATATCTATGTTTGTTTTCGTCAAACATTACAAAAATCATTGCAGTTGTTAAATGTTTAATTTTTGTTGAACCTACATAAGTACCACCTTTAGTAAATTGTTGAATTACAAAGAAGGCTACACCTTTTTCCATAGCAATTAACCTAAGCATTTTAATAAATTCAGCTTCTGCTTTTTTAGAAGAAAGTCCAGTAGTTTCTTTTATTTGGTCTAAAATAGCTTCAAAAGAGTCAACAACACAGAAATCCCATTGTTCTAATGATTTTTTAAGAATACTCATAAAATCAGGGGCATCTAAATATTCTAATAAGAATACAGTTTCTAGGTCCATTAAATTTTTATTATCATGGCATTCTTCAAACCAATCTAATTTATCCATTTCACCAGAAATAAAGCCTGCAGATTTTCCAGGGTTATTTAATTTAATAAACTCAGCAATGTTAGTAGAAATTGTTGTTTTACCAGCTCCAGACTCACCAGTTATCATTGTAACTGTTCCAGGCATTACACCATATCTTTTTGAAACAAGTTCATCAAAACATGTATTTGTTTTTAATGGTACTAAAAAATCAGGGTTGATTTCATTTTTTAAATCATTCATTTTTTCTATTTTAACATCAGTTGGCTCAAATGATGTCATTTTAGTAGCAATAGGTGAATTTTGATGATTGTTTAAAACAGTATTTGAAACTGCAATAGCATTTACAATAGGTAATTCACCATTTTCATTTAGTTTAAATAAATGATTAAAGTCACCACGTCTTGTAAAATTAGCACCATGCTCAGCTACAAATAATGTCCATGCGTCATCTCTTGATACTGACGGGTCTAATGATTGAATAAATAATTTTTGTACTAGCGATTTGTTTGGTTTGTTTGTGTTTGTAGTTGACATATTGTTTATCTTATTTGTTGGTACAAAGATAGTACAATTTTTCAAAAATACACTATGTTGTTTGAGTTTATTTTGTTTAATTTCCATAAAAGCCTTATAATCAAGATTTTATTTTTCGAAATATTTTTGAAATTTATGATCTTGTGATCTATAAACTTATTTATATAATAAGTTTAATTCAAATAATAAAATTAAATATTGATATAATTAATTTTATTATTTAACAGATGAATTTTATCATCTTGGGTTAACCATTGACCCGATTTTGTTAAAATATTGATACAA